TCCAACTAATCATTTTAGACTCATGCTTTGATAAAGCTCTAAGCCCAGGTTTAAATGGTTTACGTTTAGCATAAGCCATTATTCCCAAGGCATTGGTTCTGCTTCAGCTTCAACACCTACGTGAGGTATAAAGCTACCAGATCGCGGTTCCCATGTAAAAAAGGACTCAGCCCCGTTTTCACCAAGGTTTTGGAACTTAACTTTAAGCACCTTGACTTTGGTTGTTTTAGCATCGTAATCTCTATGGACTAACAAACCGTGATAACTAGCATCATACCATTCACCACCACCTTTAATATTATACATCGTTGGCTCTTCCATCTTGCCATCTTGGCCTTTATACATTTTAGTAGGGTGTGCTACAATAAATGTAAGTACATCATACTTTTTGCAAAAAGCTTCGATCTTAGCTAAATAATCCATTGTATAACGGTTAACGTCATCTGACGCCGCGTTTGTATCTCTAATCTTATTAAATGGATCGAGAACCAAACATTTAATACCCTTACGCTTAACAAGCTCAGCGCCCTTGCGTAATACAGCTTCTAAATTATATTTATCCATATCAATAAAGAAGTAGTTGTCATTAACATGTTCAGTAACTTGTTCCCATTTATCACCGCCAATATCACCTACGGCTGGCATGTCTTGCCAATGCTTACGCATTAACTTGTGCGCGTGTAGATACACTGGTTGGTTTTCTGGACTTGCATACGCAGTTTTCCAACCGTAAAGTTGATTATAGCCCACAACCATTTGGTCAACAAAGTCAGACTTGCCGCTACTGGGTACGCCAGTAACAGTAATAAACTGACCGGTGTAAGTAGAGAAAATACTATCAAAGTTTTTAAGTCCGATTTGAAAGCCGGGCTTAAACCCGTTTTTAACAAAATCTTTAAGTTCATCTTCAATATCTCTTAATGTAGACACACCTTCTAAAGGCACAGGTCTAATGTTATCAATTACTTGTCTGAGGGCAGACTTTCCATACTTAACTAAATAATCGTTTGCGTCTTTACAATCATCGAAATCGACTAAATAACAAACTTCAGCACCAAGACGACGAATAAACTCTTGTCGTAGCGCTTGGCCAGCTTCATCAGCGTCAACAGCTAATATAACTTTTTCTTTGTCATCAAAATAGTCTATGCAATTATCTAAATAATCGAGATTGTTTGAATTTAACGTAGCCCCATTAGGTACTGATATTACGTTTTTAATTCCCGCTTCGTGCATTGCAAGCACGTCCATCTCACCTTCAACTATGACACAAGCGTCATAACCAACAATACTGTTGATGTTGTAAAATACTTTTTCAGCTCCTTTATAAAGCTTAAAGTGTTTACGGCCATCGCGGTATTTAATGTTGATCAATTGATCACCCATGTAATAGTTAAACTGAATGGTGTTTTCAGTCTTACCTGTTTGAGGCATAAACTCCTGGCCTTCACCTACACGTAGGTCAGCCAGGGTTTGTTTAGTTATGCCGCGTTGCTCAAACCATTGTTCAACTTTTGTACTTACCTCGTTAAAGTTGGTGGGCTCGTCAGGTCTAACATAAACCTTTTCGCTTGCACCCTTGCGTTGATAAGTATGAAGTTGAAAACTAGTATCACAATTATGACAGGTTCCTAGACCACGTTCCCAGTCGTAAGAAGCACATTTAGCCTTCTTATTTTCAGGTTTCCTAGTGTGGGAGCACAGAGGACAAGTCCCCTGCGTTTTCCCAACTTCTAAGTCATGCTGATTGAACTCATCAATCGCGAATCCATTGATCTCTCTGTCTTGTACGTTCATACTAGAATGGTAAGTCCTCTTCTACTTGTTGAGCAGCTGGAGCTGGAGCAGCAGGTCGATCTTCTCTAGGAGCAGTATCAACGTTTGTGCCATTAGTCCAGACAACTTTCACATTGCCAAGGTATGTTTTAGGAGCCTTAGCATCTCTCTCCTCCTTAGTTTGCTCAACAACTACAGGTCCTTGATTGCCAAACTGATCTAGTTCATCGTTCAGTGTAATTGTGATCGGTAAGTATTTACCTTTTTTACCTACAAAGATTTTATCTTTTGGTATATCGTTAAGGTTAATACTTGTTTTAATAATACTTGCCATTTAGTAATTATTTAATTGGTGAAACATACGCTGCATCTGTGATTTAGTAGCGCCACTCGATCTACGCAGATTATCTACAGCTTTTACGTGGCTTTGGTTTGCATAAAAATTGTTTTCTGATGTTTTAATTCCTGAAACATCGCAGATTCTAGATTTGGTTCTAGCCATTGGTTTAAAGGGTTTTAGTTAATAAATGTTGCTTGTGGTCAAAGTCATCTGTTTGATAAAATAACTCGTACGCATCACAAGCTCTACGTACTTTATCTTCACCACGACTGTAAAAGTCAGGCGAACAATCGAATAAACCTATTTGGTGCGTTTCTTTGTCGATTACAACGAATAGCATTTCGTATCCAAACAAGGTTGAATATATGAAAGCTTGGCTATCATAATTAAACTTTGAAGCTGACCATTGAAATCTATCTATATCACCAGTGGTTTTTAGATCGATAACAAGTTTTTCCTCGTGGTTAATTATATCTGCTTTACCTTTCCACATTTGACCGTGGATTTTGCCAACACGTGGCTGTTCATATTCTACTTCATTTAATAATGGTTTAATTAAGTCTCTACAAACATCGTTGTCCATAATAGCTTCAGTCATGAGTACAGTTTTGTCAACTTCATGTTGCAGTAAGCATAACTCACCATCGCTAGCTTCTTTATAAGCCTTTGTATTACGAGTTGTAGATTCAACTATCTTAAACCTCTTAAGCTTATCAGGCTCAAGTATTGCGGTATGAAAGTAACCGCCAACTAGAAACGCTGGACTACTAGGCCTTGGCTTGTGCAAGTCTTTAGGATTTTTCAATAGTGTTGATATATCCGAGTTGCTTAGAAACTGTTTACCATAGTCACCGTAGTAATGTTCGTCGTCTTTTAGTTTATTGTAAATTTCTTTTGTCATTACGCTAGTTGTTTAATTTGCGCTGGAGTTAGATCATATTTCTTTTTAATAGCATCAACTGAGCCTCCATCTTTTACAAACTTAACAGCTTTAGTCATTTGCTCTTTTGTTATCTTAGTTTTAGGTTTAGCTTGAACTTGTTGAGCTTTACCGTGCGTGTTTGTAGCATCAGCGTCTTCAGTATCATCAATTAAAAATAAGTTGCCAAGAGCATATTTTTTAGCATAAGTAGATGCTGCTCCAAACTGTTGGGCCGTCTGCATACCTTTTTGCTGTAAGTCTACACCGACTACCGCGGTGGCATTAATAATGCTTTCACCGTCGCTAATAGTAGCTGTAGTCTGTATCATAGGAACTGGGTCTGTAGAGATTAGTTCTTCTGATACAGTTACATAAATGTTATGTTGTAATAGGAATGGCTTTACGCCCTCGAGAATGTCTTCAGCTTTACGGAAATAGTATTTTCCAAAGCTATTATATGAAGACTTTTTAGCTTTTAGCTTAGTCTGAACATCAGCTAATTTTTTAGTTAAATCTTTCATTTGGTATATGGTTTAGTTATATATATAATTACACAATAGCAATGCGCTTTTAAACTTATAAGTTAAAGAAAGTCAACTACTTGCTCGTAGCTAACGTTAGCTATTAGCTTATCTAAGGCTTGCTTTTTTAATTGCGAAATACGAACGTATGAGCTGCTACCTTTTATGTTAAGTTTTGCTGCTATTTCACTAGCTGTATGCTTATCACAATCAAGGCCAAAACTCATTCTAATTATCTCAAACTCTTTAGAGTCTAAATGTATTTTTAATATACCCATTATATAAGCGTTAAGCATATTTACATCGTACTCTTTAATGTCTTCTATAGACTCTGCTAAGGCTGATGTGCCGTTAGTATCATCGTCAAGGCTTTGAAATATAGAGTTAAAAAACATTTCAACAGCTTTCTTATCATCGCCTGCTGCTTTACGCATTTCGTTTAGTTTGTGTTCAGGTATTCTAATTCCGCCTCTGTTCATATCTATAGCTCTACGTATTGATCCTTTAATTCTTTTAGATAGAAAAGATTTTAATCTTTTTTCAGGGTCATCAGTATCATATATTGTTTCCCAAACTATTTTGTCAACAGCTTTTATTAAGCCAACGTTACCCTCGTCTATTAAATCCATAATAGTCATAACGCCACTAGCTTGTTGTGATGTTGAAAACTTTCTAGCAAGTTTTTCTACAAGAGGTGTAAATGTTACCACTAACTCATCTCTAGTATAATCTATAAATTCTTTTTTGCCTATATTTTTAATAGACTTTTCTATATCTTCTTTATATGCTACGTAATTTCGTATGTTGTAATGTTTCATGTTTATGCTTTTATATAACAGTATCCTTTGTAGTTAAACCATTCTGATATTCCTTTTGTAGAGCCGAAGCTTGGTGGTATATCATTTAAATAGTGAGGTTTCCATACAACTCCGTCTATTAGTATTTTATTGTCTTTAAGATGTTTTATTACTTTCATAATTCCTGGTTTAATAGTTCTTTTTCTTTTTTAAGCGTGTTACACATGTGTCTGTGCACTGTACGCGATGAACAGTCTAATAAGCCTGCGATGCGTCCTATTGTAATCTTTTTCCCCATGTCGTGCATATCTATCATACACGCGTATATGTCGTCAGAACAAATCCTAGGGCCTTGTCCTATAAGTTGGCCAACTATAGATAATTTCTGCTTTTTAGTCAATCCGCTAAATGGTTTAAATATTACTTTACGTAATTTATTAGTTGGTGGTGTATCTAAGTCACACATACTAACCTCATACACTATTTTATTCAACATGTTATCTGATATGCTAAAACTAATAAATCCGTTTGGTTTATGCGCTATATATGCCGCTAACGCTGTAAAATCGTCTGGGTTAAGGTTAGGGTTTAAATACCATAAAACTAACAAATGCCATTTTAAAGATTTATAAGTTGTAATCTTTGCTGACGATCTAAATAGCTCATAACATTGATGTGTACCATGTTCATAATATAAAAACTCTTTAGTTTCTATAGTAGCTTTATCAGTTTGTGGTAAACGCCTATATATCATGCGTCTATCATTTAGGTATTTTAGGTTTCTTTCGTGTGACATAAGCCTGTTATTCTTTATTCTTAGGGGCTGTTGTCACAGTCCCCATTGGTTTTAACGATGCTATAATAATTCTTTTACTGCTTCCGTCAGCAAATTTAATTTTATTAAATTGCTTAATACGTTTCTTCAGGTCGTTGCTCATATAATGTTTCGGTTTTTAGGTTTGCAATATTCTTTTTGTCGTTAATATAATAGTTCCAATAAGCTTGTATGCTGCACTTGTCTTTGTATTCATCAGGCATACACTGTGGCATATCTGTTAGACCTGTTTCTAATATACCACCTGGCAGCTTAGCTAGTTTGTCTTCGCATTTAATTATAGTCAAATGCTTTTTGCCGTAACGTCTTTCGTACTCTCTGCCTAACTCCATCATGTGGTAGTATAGCCATGCATAATTTTCGCCTGATTGCCTAGCCCATATAGTTGATGGGTGGTTTTTGTGAGCGATTTTGTATGGTACGTCAGCATCGTCAGTCATAATACAATGGTGAGCTGTGCACAACATTTGAGCAGACTCAAGTATCATTTTAACAACGTGCTTGTTGTATTGATACCTAGCTGCTTTTTCTGGATCTTTATGTAAATAAAATATGTTCATAATTTTTAGTTTTTAAGCATTGAAGTAAATTAGATTCAGCATATAGCCATTTTTTAAACTCATCTGAAGAGTCGTCGTGTATATAACCATCTTCTATATATAATATTTTATCCATAGTTAATATGTCGCAAGTTAAATGTGTTGAATCTAACCATATAAGGTTGTTTTCTTCAACATAAGCTTTGGTTAACTTGACTAATTTAGATCCTTTTTCATAAGGCATAGATCCATAAAGTTCGTCTGATATAAAAACTTTAGGTTCAAGTATCAATTTAGAGGCTAATATACACTTTCTTGTGTTAAACACGCTTAATTCTTTAGTTTTTGTTTTTAATATCTTGTTTGATATGTCTAGTTTTTTAGCTATAGAATTTACTTTTTGTTTTCTGTCTTTTTTTTGCCACTTTAACATACATATAACTTCTAAATATTCAGAAACGGTCAAGTGATGTGGTAAGTGTTCACCTTGACTTGTCCAGCAAATATCTTTGTAACTTATATTGTTTAAGTTAATAGTTCCAAAAGTCGGTTTTACTATGCCGGCTATAACTCTTCTAATTAAAGATTTACCGCCTCCGCTATAGCTACATAAAGCATAACAACCAGGAGTTAGATTTAAGCTTACGTTTTTAAGTTTAAAATCAGTGTGATTTCTTACTTGTACGTTTTTAAACTCTATATTAAACGTAGTATTGTTTTCCATAAGGGTCTATTTTTTTAACGTGAGAGCTACCGTCCCATCTAAAAGTATTAGGTCCAAAGTGATAAACTGATATAATATTGTGTAAACAAACTATTTTAGCTATATCTTCAAATGATAAATTAACTTTTTCTTTATCAGTCATCTCCTTGTCTCTTTTTAAATACTCATTCACAGCTAAATTAAGTATATCAACATTTATTCCGTTTTTAGAAGCGCTAGATACTTGCTCTGCTCTTTCTTTTACAAATTCTTTTATTGTTTTACTCATAATCACGTATTGCTTTAAATAATGGGTGTCTGTATGAGTTAGCTTTTGTACGCTCGAAGTATGTGAACGTAGCTTCTTTGCCAACCCATGATTGCATTTCTTTAAACATTGTTTGTAACTTTTTGAAATTGTCCATAACTGGCATACCGAACTCAACGCCATCGGCATCAACTGCCATGAACTTACCGATCGTGCCTTTACGTTTGCCTTTACCTTCAACCCAGTCGGTTATTGTAGCTTCAGCATCGTGAAAGTCTTTGAACTTACGTAGTGACCATGATCTACCACATTTGTATACATCATTAGTACGTAGTATAGAGCCTTCGTAACCCTGTTCAAGGCATAAGTCGTGATATAACTCAGAATCTCTTCTATCAAGAACAGACTCGGTTGCAACTAATCTAAAGCCATAAGGGAAAGGAGCAAGATTTTTTCTTAGCCAGCGTATACGATCTACAAATGGCATTTTTTCATTTACAATATCATAGCAATGAAACTGTACAAGCTTACGAGACTCAGCTCTGTTAGCATCTGTTGGCTTTTGTTTACGTACACAAGATATAATCTTTTCAAAGTCATCGCGTAACGTGTGGTTGTATAGCTCGCCATCGAGTATAACAAAAGGGTTAGCTTCAAAGAAAGGTTTAAGACTTTGTAGTATGTGGTCAATGTTTAGCCACTGTTTACCTGTACGTGAATATGCCTTTACTTCGTATTCAATAGGTCTACTGAAATGGTTTACTTGCTCAGCTTGTATAAGACAACGCACGCCGTCAAGCTTTGGTTGCATAAATACGGTATTGTTGTAGTCTATTGGTTTATCGCTAACAGGATATGCTAGCATTGGTTTTTTTCTCATCATAAGTTTTTAAGTATTTCGTTTATAGAGTCTAATCTTCTTTGTACAATAGCACATTTTTCATATTCCTCTCGTTCTTGGAATAAGTTCATTAAAGTCATTAGTTTAGCAGCTTCGCCTAAAGCATTATCTTCTTTAGATATTTTTAGGTTTTCATAATCTGTTGATGCTGCTACATGTGTGTCTCTAACGTAATCAAACCAGTCTTCCATAGTTTTTAACTGCATCATTTTTCCTACAATAGTTGACGCTAGTTTGTTAAGTTCTGTCTCTGTCATGTGTTTATTATCTGTCATCGTTCGTATTCAGTTTGTATTTAAAGGTTAATTTTTGAGGTTGACCTACAAATATACAATCACCTGTATAATCAAAAATGCTAATCCACACCTCGTTTGTTTCGTTTTTTGTCCATATATAGTATATATAGTCAACACAGCGAGTTAAGCAAACGTCAGGCGGCTCAGGCGTCTCTAAATACACGTTATACGCATCAATACTACATTTACCATAGTGTATACCTAACTTTAGGTGTGTTAACACTTGAGCGGCAAGGCAGTCCGTGCCGTTAAATAAACGGTTTGGATTGTCATATTTTTCTTTGTCTCGCTCACTTATAAACTCTGATAATGCAACACCTAAAAATTCAGGGTAACCATCATAGTGATGATATATCTGATGTGTAACATTTTGTGGATGCTCGCTGAACGATACTCCTTCTTCACGTTCAGCAAATCTAATTATTGCTTTAGTTGCCATGATTCTATTTCTTTATTTTTAGTTCTTATTGCAAATCTTAAATCATCTAACTCTTGACTTTCAATATAATGTTCTAACAAAGCTATGACACCGCCTATTAAGCTAGTTTCAGCTTCTGGAATAAAAGGGTTATCATCAACAGCTTTATCTTGTATAGCATCTGCTAATGCTCGTAGTTCTATTGTCAAATAGTTTCCTATTGTATTTTCTTTATGCATAAAATTGTACTTCGGTATAATAAGTTTCTTGCATACGCTCGATTAACGACCTACCGTTAGCCGTGTGAAATCCGTAGCTATGTGTATGTAAGTCTGGTATTTCTTTATTTTCTAACAACAATTGCATAAGTGCAAATGGTTCATAATCAACTTCATCTGCAATATGGTTTATTGCTTCTGCTAAAGCTATACAGTTATGTCTTGGTTTACACTCTAGTTGAGTTGTTATATAGTTTTCTACTTGTTCTCCTGTTATATTCATGTTTAATCTAATAGTGTCATGTAAGCTGACGGGTTATATTTTCTAAACCAATCAAGACCTTTTCTTAAATCGGTTACTAATGTATCGTGGTGCATGCCCATCTCATACATATTACTAGCGCCTATGATAAAGTCATACATACTAAGTTCTTCTGCGTTTAGGTAGCAACTGTCACCGCCGAAACGGTTTGTTACTTCGGCTCCTTCGTCATAAACTTGACCATGAAACCATTTTGGTAATTCTGTTTTTGTCATCTTCGTTTTTTATTTGAAAGTTCTGTTAATTTATCTAGTAATCTCATTGCTATGTCTACAGATATTTCATCTTTATAGTACATATCGTATATTAGTCTTCGCATGTAAAAAATGTTTCACCGAAAGACCAGTCATAGCTAGACATTCCTCCGTAGCTTTTATCTGTGAATTGTATAAGATCTTTTGCTTGGCCAATAGTTAAGTGTGACCATAGATAATTATCTTTCAAAGAGTTAATAACACCACCGACTAACGATGGGTAATCAACTGCTTCTTCTTCTAGTTTTTGTTTATACTCTGGCTTGAGTTTATCATACAATGTCTGCATATTAGTCTTGGTTTTCTTGGTTATCATCTTCAGGCGCATCCGCTTCTGCAAATACCGCCTCTACGTTGTTGTATATTTCACATTGTAGATCGTAAGCATTGTCAAAACAAAATGACTCACACGTTATTCTGTTATCATAGTCAATGCCATAGTCAATGCTATAGTTGTCAAGGTCATCAAAGTCCCATCCGCTAATAGCTTCTTCAATAGCGTTGTTAACTAAGTCAAACTGTGCTGGCGTAAGCTTTGGTTTGTTTAAGTCTGCTAGTTGTTTTTGTAAGTCATCTATCTGGCTTTGATAAGTGTTTTGTTCGTTCGCTTTTTCTTCAAGCAACTTTTGTAAAGCTTCTAACTTTACTTCTATTTCTACTTTAGTCATAATGGTTTATTTAATTGGTTTATATTATTATCTGTTGGTGTTCGTATTTAGTTTGTATTAGTCTTCTAAATAGTGAAACTTGTGTAGTTCTTCTACTATATGACCGAAAGCTTCTTTGTAATCCATGTAGAATTCTTCGTCATCTTTTTCATCTAGAAGCTCATAGAGACCATCGTCTATAGTCTTTAATGCTCTATTATATATTTCATCTATAACGTCTTCTAGTCTAACTAGCTTACCGTTAAACCTTGTGTCTCTGTAAAATGCGCTCATGATAAATTGTATCTGTGTCCGTTAATAATTACTTTAATATCTGGCGAATGCATATCGCCTTCTTCATGAAATGGTAAACCCGTTTTGTTCTGCTCGTAATAAGCTTCTTTCAAACACTTAATAGTATAATCGTTCATTAAGTATGTAGGTTTTTGATAGTAGTTTTTAATAATAAACTTAGCTAAGTATATTATTCGCTCTTCCCAGTTTGGTATAAGTATACGCTTAATAACATCATAAGCATAGCCCGGAAGTTGTACTGTTTCCGTTTTGTTAATTTGGTAAGGACTTGAGTTGTACTCGCTTACATTTCTAACATAACCTGCTTTGTATGTAGCAAAACGTAAAGGTTTAGGGTTAAGTGTTTGCCACATTTGTTGTATTGGTAATTCATACACTGTTGTGCCGTTCTTACGTTGACGATTTGTAGTTACATCTTTGATACCTAGTATCTTAAATATAGTTAGTGCTTCGCGGGCACTTCTGATTTCTGTTGACATATATTCCATATTATCCGAGTATATCTAGTTTAGTTATTAGTTCTTTCGTGTATTTAGCTACAAGTTTATGTTTGTAGTTTTTCTCTAGATCTTTCTGGAACTTGAGTTCCATTGATGAAGGAGAGCTAGAAGTAAAGTAGTTATCTCTGTTTGCCATTATATCTCTACTGTATTCAGTAAAGTCAGTGATGTAGTCAATATAGGTTGGGAGCCTACCGCCTAGATACATAGCTATTTCTCTGTGAACTTCAAACATTTCTTTTGCTTTTTGCTCGATGTACTTGTCAGCTTTATGCTGTAGTTGCTTTTCTATTTCATTAGTGTCTTTCATAATTCAATTTTAATCTTGTTAATAGTGTCATCACTATGTGACATCCACTCACAGTTTGCTAAGTTGTGACCTCGTTCTGCCATAAGTTTTTCAAAGTCTTCTGATTGTAATTCAGGCTTACTGCCATCTTGAAGTACTTCTATAGTATACTGAAATACTAAGCCACATTCAAAGTCTAATACTGTTAATATAATCATAATGTTTAATTTATTATCCGACTCGTGTCGTATTTGTTTTGTAGCTAGTGAGGAATCGAACCTCAAACTCGTCAGTTGTACCTTCTGGTAAATCAGCTCGTGAAAACGTCTACTGATTCATACCGTACTCCTGTACCTAGCTTTGAACCGATTCAATCCGCTGGTTCTACACGTATATAAAACGAGGTGGCCAAGTGAGTAAGATTGTAGTGTTCAGTTCGCTAGCATTGCTTCCATCCGTTCGGACACATTTATTCTCTACATACACGTCTCACGCGCCACGCTCGTATACCGGCGTCAGGTGAGCAGGGATTTTTAGGGCACTCGCGACCTATGGTCCAACGCCACTACTCTTCGTCATTGCGACACCACTTCTGGTGCTTTGCTTATTGTTAAACCTGACTAGTTTCTTTATCTAAGGCATGTGCCGTAACCTTTACGACGGCTTGCCTTATGTATCGCTATTGATTGTGCTTGCGATACTATTTGTATTGTATTACCTGTCTTGTGATTGGTGATAGGTGCCGACGCTACACGCTCGACGCCACTACAACTAACACACGTTTTATACCCGTATTTTTGTCTAACTGGGTGTACGGGTTCACCACATTTACAATAGTTGTTCATATTTAATAAGCTTTTGTCATATATATTATCTGACAAGTGTCGTATTTATTTTGCAATTAGTCAATCTCATCGCAGTTTTCACAGTCAGTATAGTACACATCTGTTTCTACATAAGTAGTATCTAGAGTGTTAGCTAAACGGTGGTTTTGCGCTCTAATAGCATTTATCTCGTTAATGTAATACATGCCTGCGTCTTCAAACACTTTGCCGTAATACATATCCATGCGTATAGCATCTATCATATCTAGTAATCGATACTCAATTGCTTGTCTTTCTTTCTCTAACTCAGTTCTAGTTTCCACTGTACACTGAGCGTAGCACATACCACCTAGTAGTATAGATGCTACAGTTAATTTAATTCTCTTCATTTGCTCTGTATATTGCTACTGATAAATACCAGAAAGCTATTATTACCCAAGTCCACTCGTACATATATTGTATATTATAGATGTTAGAAATGCTATTATTCCTAAATACATTATGCCAAAGTTTATGGCTTCTTTAGTTCTATCGCTCATTTTAGTAGTATTTATTCTCCTGTTCTTCATTGTATTGTTTTTCAAATTTAGCAAACCACTTATCAAACTCAGCAAACTTATCGTGCTCGTGTTTAATTTTGATTTGTTCTTTTTTCACGTTGTTATCTTTGTCAATAGATATACTTATTCCGTATTGTTTCCAAGTAAATTTCATATTAGTTTCCTTCTTTTTTTAATTCATCAATATAACTTTGCATATAACCTACACCTTCAGGTGTATTGTCATTGTAAAACTCGAGAGCTTCAGATTTCTTATCAAACAACTTGTCTAGTTGCTGTGATACATATTCAGCTTGCTTTCTACCTCGCTTGAACACACTAAAGTCTTCTGAATACTGAGTATAGTGGTCAAAGTTTTGTAGCATTTTTGCTAATTCTAATTTAGTCATAATTTTTATGTTTTTTCTTTCTGTTATACTTTTTTTTATTCTTGTATACTTTAGTTGTAGGCACTATTTTACCTAGTTCTATGTCGACTTGACGTCGTATACTTCTCTTATTTTTAATCGTAATTTTCATAGTAGTGTGGAGTGGAATCGAACCACTGTTAACCATTCACACTTGAGTTTATACAAGCTCCTTGTCTCTTAATACTACTGGAATATTATTCGTGCAAGTGTAAGACTTGTACTTTTCCCAACAGTTCATAGATTCTAGCTTATCTTTCATGATAGCAAACGCTTTATCGTGATTGTAAGTTACTTCGTCACCTTTTTTATTTGTGAAAGTGATTAACACGTTTTTACCTACAAGAGACTTTCTCATAACGAATCTCTTCATTTTTAATGCTTCAGACATAATAGTTTAATTTAATAAGTTAATTGTTTTAGTTAATATTTCTTCTTTTTCTACCATTTTACAAGTATCATAACCGAACTCTGAGTATATTTCTTGAGCCAACAAGTCTTGTATTTTATTAAAGTATATAACTTGTAAGTCGGTATCGCCATATTGTTTAGCGTAGTTGTAATGGTATTTGTACTGTTGTAATTTCTTTTGCATAACTGTATATATTATCTTTTAGTATTCGTATTTATATTGTTATCTTCTTAGTCTATAGTCTAAGTCTCGATTAAGTGTGTGAGTGTCTTTGTTGTAAGACTTTAGTGCATGTTGATTTATATAGATATAACCTTTTAATTTGAATTGGTCAGATAGAGATATTTCTTGATAGTAATCTGGTAATTGATGTAGTTGAAAAGGTATATAAGTTTTATTATTTAGTTTAATAATATTTGTTGAAGGTGAGATTTTTAATTTTGACATTGTATATTTTATTTTAAGTTCATCTATATTATCAGTTGACAGTCGTATTTAATTTGTAACTATTCTTTGTCTACTATTATCAAATCATACTCTGGATGACGAGATACTTCTCTGTTCATTAAGTCAATTAAGTTTTCAATAGAACCACCTGATGATTTCCAGTGAGTAAATCCACTTGGACCTTCAGTAGACACAGTAATTTGTTTGTAGTCTAACTCGACAAGTATTGATTTGTCTTCAGGAGTATTTGAGTAATCGTGATGAAGTAATTGTTGTTTAAGATATTCTCTGTGTAATCTATCAATTGTAGTCATAATGGTATTTTCTTTTAATTGTTTAATAAATAAGTTAGGTCGTCTATAGTTGTTTCCATATATTTTTCTCGACATTCATTCTCGTTATATTTAAATATATTCTTTAATAATAATTCTAATAATTTAATTTTTAATTTCTCCATTTTATTTATTTTTTATATTCATCTATATTATCTGATTATAGTCGTATTTAGTTTGTATATAAAAGTAGGTAAAACGTTTAGTTGATAAATTTAGTTGTCAGGTATTACCGCGCACTTCTTTGTTTGTAATTATAGTTTCAATAAATTGTAGTATAATTCCGAGTATAATCAATATAGTAATATCGTGTAGTATTTGTAGTAACATAAGTGTGACATTAGGTAGTTAAATAGGTTAGAGTAGTAGGCAAGTGTCACAGTTTATTCAACTGTAAACTCTCTCGCCCATGTTGGTAAGTTATTACTATTTGTATAGTTACCATATTGTTGAAAACAATTCATAGTTTCTAGTTTTTCTTGATTTGCAGAGTAAACTGCATCGTGGTCATACTTATACGTAATACCTTTTTTGTTAGTGAATTGTACAATTGTATTTGTACCGATTAGAGTTTTGCGAATAACGAATCTTTTAGTAATCATAATAATTTAATTTAGTTTAATAGTTTTTATTTACATTTATATTATCAAGTTGTAGTCGTATCAACTTTGTATTTATAGTAAGAAGAATAATGTTAATTGTATTGTAATAAATGATATTTGAAGTATCAATGTATTTCTTTTGTTGTATTTATTATTATTGTTTCTCATTACGTATTTATTATCAATTGTAAGTCGTATTAGCGTTGTAAATGAAATGCAATGTAAAAACGAGAAAAAGATGATAATATATATAAATAAGAGGCCGGGGTTGGCCTAAAAATATGAGTTTTGGTAGGGGGCGGGTGGCCTACTCGGGAGGGGGCAACGCTACACTTCTATATTTATAACGTTTTTTTTATATGACACTAGCCTATGAATAGGTATGAGTAATAGGCTGTTGTCACGTTTTGTAATAATTTCACTTTCTATGTAATAATACTAATTAGTATACTAACACATAAAAATAAGACAATGTCATACACACCATTTAAGATGAGAGGACCATCTCTTTATCGCAAATCAGCAACTCCTATGAAAGGGGATTTAGACAAAGATGGAAAGCTATCTGGCTACGAAGCTAATCGTCAAAGTAAAATTGATGCTAACTCTCCAGCTCAACAGAAAAAGACAAGTCAAGAAGATTTTGTACCTGCTTTCCCTGGCGCTGACATAAGCGAGGAAGAATATAAAAAGCAAATGTCTAAAGGCGCTAAGAAAACAACAACTAAAAAGCCTAAGAAAGGTAAGATAATTTACAAAGACGGTAAGAAGTTTTATCAAGCTGCAGATGGCACTTTACATACTGGTCAAGTTAGTGACTACGAAAAAGAAAAAGCGATAGACGAAGCAAACAAGCCGAAATAATGAGTTTTAAGATGAAAGGCCCGTCACTTTATCCTAAGATAACCACGACGGGTTACAGAAAAAATAGTCCAGACGTTGATAACGAGCAGAATCTTATACCTAGTAATGAGATCAGCATGAAGGAAGACGATGGAAAGCCTCTAGAAAAGGGCCCAATCAAAGGTGTTGGCACTACAACTGGCCAAACCAAGATTATGGAGCCTGGCAAAGAGTACACTTTCGACGGTGATAAGTCTGTTTTAGAGACTCCTCTTGAGCAAGACGCTATTTGGAAGTCGAAACTAAAGACTAGAAAGGACGGAACGTTCAAAAAAGTAGTTACTAAAGACGTAAGAGGCTCAGGTAACAAAGAAGGCAACTATAGATCTGTAATAAAATTCGATAAAGAAGGCAAAATTAAAAAAGCTAAGAGTAATAAGACTAAAAATAAGCTAAAAAAGAGTAAAAGACGACTCAATAAGGCGAAATGGATAAAAAGAGACATGTCTCCTTATAATAGCATGTATACTACTGACGAATAAATATAAAAAACATGACATTTAAGATGAAAGGGCCTTCTTTATACAGAAATACGCCCACTAAACAAAGAAAACCTCAATCAGGACCTACAGCTAGTAGAGATAAAGCTAACGAAAAAGAAAATCCTAGCGATATAAACAAGGTAGATCCTGTTACTGGTGGAAATAACGCTGCTTATGAGAAAGGAGCTGGAAAGCTAATGCAGGATTTAAAAGATGGTAAAATCACTAAAGACGAATATAACGCTAAAAAGAAAGCTTTAACAGAATCACTTAGAAAATCACCAACTCCACAGAAGAAAGTTAAAGAAAAAGAGTCTAGCTCTGACATGGATGCTGAAGCCGCTCGTGAAGATGCTAAAATGATTGAAATAGCTAAAAAGCGCGGTTACACTATGAAGTTAGTAGATGGCAAAGTTGTTAAAGTCCCTGTTGACAAGAAAACAGGTAAACCAAAAGAATAATGGGAAAAAGAAAAGAAGCTAAATTTTCAGGTAATAATAGGAAGACACCTGTGGGATATATGGGTAGTCCTTTACATTTTGATTGGTCGAAAGCATTGGATAATGTTCAAACTGGTGTAATGGCTGCAGGATTGATACCAGCCTTTGGAAATGCTGCAGATTTAGTAAACGCTGGTATATCAGGAGTGAGAAGTGGCTACGCGGCGGTTACAGGAGATACAAAAGGAGCTAAAAAGCATGCTGGTAACGTTGCTTTAAATTTAGCTGCGGCAATTCCTATAGCAGGTCAAGCTGTTGTTGGAGGTAGACTCGCTTACAAAGCCGGATCTACAGCTTCTAAAATTGCTAAAACAGCTAAAACCGTTAAGAAAACAAAAGAAGTTATTAAAAGAGGTGATCAAATGGTTGATCAAGTTGCTAAATCAAGCAAACCATCAACATCGAAAATAGGTGTAAGTGTACCTAAGATTGATGACGGCAAAAACAGAGGGTAACTTATTTACAAAACAAGTAATAATATATACATAAAACAAGAAAAAATGGGTGACTTTAAAATGAAAGGCCCGGGATTATACCCAGGATATAAAAAATTAAACGTAGCTAGAGATTATAAAACTGCTAAGGACGGAAGAGCTAACTCTAGCCCGCTTCAGCAAACAGCAGATAAAAAATCTATAGAAGATCTTATTGCTGAGGGCTTTACTCCTGCTGATGCAAGGAAAATGCAAAAAGATGGTGCTACAACAGGCGAAACAAAGAACAACGTTAAAGAATCAAATGACAAGGTTGAAACGTTGAAACAAAGCTTAGCAATCAAGAAGAACGAAAAAGAGTCTGGCAGCGGTATAAACTACGGAACAAAGGCACCTCCAGCTAAATTCTTAAAAGGACTTGTAGGTGGTATTAAAAATATCGCATCTGGTCAAGGAGCTTTAGGCTTTTTAAATCCAGTTGCTAAAGCAGCTAGAATTATTGGAGGTGAAAAGGTACAAGGAGCAATAGATGGTGTAGTAGATAATCCTGCTAGTGTATTAGCTAGAAACCCAGCGATGGGTGGAGAAGCTGCAATGATGCAAAAATATTCGCCAACTCCACAATCAGAATCAGAATACGGTAGAAGACATGACAGGCTAAGAAAGAAAGGTCACGAAATTCAAGCTAAGGCTATGGATGAGTTTGATGCTGGAAACACCAAAAAATCAGATAGACTAGACAAGAGAGCTGCTAGAAAATTTAATAAAGCATCAAAAATTAGAAATAAATAAGAAAAAATAGGGAAAGCCCCTAAACCAAGTCAATATTAACCAAAAAAAACCAAAATTATGACTTATTTGTATTACAAGACTAGCACGTACGCTAGCAACCAAAAACCGAGTGAGAAAACAGTTGAAGAGTGGAAACACTTAGCCGATAAGGCAAACTGGAGAATAACTCAACTACCAAATGGATTCTATCAAACAGAAGTTTCTAAACCAGGTGAAATTGAAAACTGGAAAGATGTCACTAGACGAGAAACGATGGAAGGAGCTGAAGCAGCTATTGATGGAACGATTGAACATTTCAATAAGAAGATTGAAACGTCAAAAGGACCTAAGGTCGTAAAAACTTTTAAATAAAAGTAATTTAATTTAATTTAATAAAATAATGAGCGAATTTAACAATCCTTCGCTTCTGATAAAAGATTTAAACTTTTCGTCGGAAGCTAGAGAGAAAATTGTGAGCGGCGTCGAAAAACTTGCAAAAGCAGTAAAATCAACACTCGGAGCTTCCGGTAAGTGTGTAATTTACGAAGACGCGCTCGGTAAACCGGTAATCACAAAAGACGGTGTAACCGTTGCAGAAAGCGTAGTCTTGTATGATCCGGTTGAAAACATGGGTGCCACACTAATTAAAGAGGCCGCTCAAAACACAGTAAGAGAGGCTGGTGATGGAACTACTACAGCTACAGTATTGGCTGAGTCATTGATACAGTACATATACAAAACAACAAGCAATAAAAATGTTAGAGAAATTAAAGCAGGTATTTATTCAGGACTGGAAAAAATCTACAAGTATCTTGAAAATATATCTATTGCAGTTGAAGGAGACATGCTTAAGAGCGTGGGATCTATTAGTTGTAACAACGACGCAGTTCTTGGAGAGATTATAGCCACCGCTTACGAAAAAGTAGGTAAAGACGGTGTTGTTCTGATGGAAGAGTCTGAAACGAACGAAACCTACGTAAATGTAGTAGAAGGAGTACAACTTAATACATGTGGAATAACATCTGCTCATTTTATAACAGATACAGATAAAGGTGTTTGTGAATTAGAAGATCCGCTAGTATTAGTTAGTGCATCGGAAATACCTAGCACTAGAAAAATACAAAGCATACTAGAGTATGTAATCAAAAACAAAAGATCTTTACTTATAGTATCTAAGGTGTCTCAACAAGTTCAGAGTGCTTTATACATGAATAAGATGAAAGGTAATATTAGTGTAAATATTATCGATCCTCCAGGCTTTGGACCTACTAGACCAGATACTATACAAGATTTAGCATTATTAGTAAATGCAAAAGTTTACAACGAGTCTTTAGGTGATGATTTAGATTTAATGACACCAGAAGAGCTTGGTGAGGTTTCAACAAGTATAACGTACTCTGACAAAACAGTGTTAACTCTTAATAGTGAAGAAAAAACAAAAGAGCTAAAAGATAGAGTTAAGCTTGTAAAAAATAAAATAGCTAAAGAGAAAAACGGTTTTATTAAAAAGAAACTAGAAGAAAGATTAGCTATGCTATGTGGATCAGTTGCTATTATGAAGGTTGGTGCTGATTCAAAAGTAGAATTAAAAGAAAAGAAAGATAGAGTTGAAGATGCTATACACGCCACAAAAGCAGCGCTAAAAGAAGGTATTGTACCTGGCGGTGGTATTGCTTTGCTAAATGCATCAATAAACTTAAAAGCTGAAAACGATGGTGAAAAAATATTGTTTGAAGCTATAAAATCACCCTTTGCAACTATAATGGATAACGCAAATCTTGAAATAAAAGATATTTATAAAGAAGGATTTGGTGTTGATGTTACAACTGGCAAAGAAGTTGATATGGTTAAAACTGGTATTATAGATCCAGTCCTTGTAACTAAGTCAGCTTTAAAAAATGCAATATCTGTCGCTACAACTGTAGTTTCTGCTGAATGTGTAATTTCAAATATGAGATCAGATGAAAGCAGTAAATAACTATATAATTGTAGACGAAATAAAAGAAAGCCTAAAAGAAATAGGTGGAATGGTCTTCACTGAGGAATTAGATGAGGACAATAGATATTTTAAAGGAAAAATTATATCCGTTGGAAATCTTATTGAAGGATTAAAAGATGGAGATATTATATTCTATGATAAACACGCAGGCCATGGAATAACATGGAATGATAAGTTGTATTACGTAATCCGCGTAAACGATGTTGTTTTAGTGGAATAAACCTAAACCGTAAACCTAGACCTGTAAACTTAAAAACAAAACTATTTATTAACTAAAAAAAAAGAAGAATTATGAATTCTGGAAATGATGAAGTTTATGTGTACTTTTCTGACGTCAGCGGGTCAAACTCTGGTGGATTGTTTAGAGCATCACGTTTATTAGGTGTTAGACCTTTGAGTACTACCACTACGACTATTCACTTTGAACCTCAAACACACGACGCTACTTCTGCTGGTGCAGCTGTTGACGTTGTTACAATCACGCATGATGCTACTGTGCAAACTGGTTTTACTAAAAATGCAGACGGCACAAGAACAGCGGTAACAATACCTGCGTTTGAAGTTATTTGTGAAGGTCTAGCTGAGATTTTTACTCAAAATCCTAACAGAACTATGATCGTAGTTGCTGATGATCAAAATAGATTGTTCGCTAAGAACTTACCAATGAAAACAACTACGTTAGGAACAAGTATTGCTTTTGACGCGTAATTATTAACTTATTAAAAAAATTAGAAAATGGCAAATAATGTAAAAGGTTTAAGTAACTATCTGTTTTTCTCAGATATTACTACTGCCTCAACAAAAACTGGATCTAACGACTACACTGATGTCTTGATACCTACTGATACTATCACGGGTATCATGGTTCGTGCAACTGGTAGAACTATAGATATTCTGTTCAGAAGCTTACACGGTGATGATGATGTAGATTATGTTAGTTTAACAGCAACAAGCGCTACTTATACTTTACCTCAAATATGTAATGAATTGATTAAAATGATCCAAGCTGAAGGTCGCAAGTTTATTAAAGTAGCAGACAAGAGAAACGGGTTGTATATACTTCCTGAAATTACTAACTGTTCTATAGTGGTTGCTGACTAGTGTTTAACATAAAATAAAAAAAAAGAAAATGAAAAATTATTTATATTTCGCTATCAACGATAAGATTCGTAATAGAATGGCGGGGGCAATCGACGGCACTCTTACTATTGAACTAGATAAAGTTATTCGTATGCAGCATAGATCAAGAACATCTGGTAAAGGAGCTGTATCAGATGCAATCGAAGGCGCTGCTCAAATGGGTGGATCTGCATACAGAACTTCTGCTGAGCAAGCTGACATAGATGTTACTATCATACCTGCAACCGCTGACGCCGGTTCTTACTTTGGCGCAGATTATAACGCGGGTGGTAAATTTGGAAGCCAAGCTGCTGTAGCGGGAACAAGGTATCTTTTAACTGAAACTGAAAGCTACACGTTCGCTAACAATTCACAGGATATTGTGATTAAAGGAATGAGTGGTTCTGGCGCAGACACTGATCACGGTGTTAAAGGTGCAGATGGAGACATTGTAGAGATTAGATACAAAGGTGCCGCGGCTGGTGATGCTGTTGGTGGTCACGACCATGACAACGATGCTGACAGAAGTGGTTTGTTCGCTATATGGCCTGAATCTTCTTTCTTAGGAGCTGAGGTTGTAAGCCAAACACAAATTGATGTTCACTTTAAATCAGTTGCTGGTACTTGGGCTAGAGATATTGTTTCTATATTCCACGCTGGAGCTGGTGGTGATGAGAAAGAGATCATGAACGTTCTTACTAACGCTGTAAATGCTGGTAAAATGTACCAAGGTTTAATTCCTGTTTATGACGGAGGCGATCACTTTGATAGTGACCTACTTAGTCACCCTAACTTAAACGTTGCTGGTATTTCAATTGCTTTAAACCAGTAATTTGAGAATAAGTTCTAACGATATAAGAGAGCTACAAATCTTTAAGTATTACAGGCTCACTAGAAAGTGGGCTTGTAAGACTTACGGATTAAAAGATGCGGATTTAGAACTTTTAATATATCTTGACTGCAAACAAAGGTTTACAAGACAAGAATTTATAGATGGTGTTTATACCATGAGTTGGGATAAAGACCGTTGGGAGCGATTAAGAAGAGCTGGTTGGATTGAGGTCTGGAGACAAAGAAACAGAACAGACATTAAATATTCAATTTATAAAACTTCTTTTAAATGTTCTCAATTAATAAGTAGGATTTATAGAATACTCTTGGGTGAAGAAGATTTACCGACATCAGATAGAAGTATTTTTTACAATAACAAGTCATATACTGATAAAGTTTACAACAAGGCTATTGATGATATGATAAAAGATAAAGATAGATAGTATGGGTTTTAAAATGGGTAAAGAATCTAGAGGTATGAAAAATTCCAGCAATGTTAAAATTGTTAGGCGTGATCTAGACGGTATTTATGGAGAGGCTCATGACAATGGTGAAGTTCATATTGATAAAGATGTAAAGCCTGGTAGCGCTTTAGATAAAAGTGTTATTAGACATGAAACTCAGCACGTGAATGATATGAGAAGTGGTAAATTATCTTATGGTGATGATTACTTAAGATGGAGTGGTAAAACATATCCTAGAAAAAACGGAAAAATAAAGTATAACGGTAAGTGGTTAGAAGAGGGAAGTAAAAGTTTTCCTTGGGAAAAAGTAGCTTACGCAAAAAATTAAACAATGCCAAAATTCAAACCTAACACAGGATTTAAAATGAAAGGTTCTTCTTTTTATGGTAAAATGAAGAGTACTGGTTCTCCACTGAACCAAACGGATCCTATGGCTAAAAAAGGGGAAACAAAAGAAGAAACACAAGCGCGTCTTATGGCTGAGTTAGATAAGCAGCATGATCGCAAAAATTGGAAAACCGATACGAAGTATATACCATCTGATGAGCTAAAAGAAGGTGATTACATGACGTATAAAACTGACATGTATAACAAAGATGGGACACCAAGAACAAATATCACAGAAGAGCAAACTAGCGAACTACAAAAGGATAAGACGGGTAGACTCTTTGCTACAAACCTAGATAATCCTTCAGATACAATTTATGCTACTCCTCCAGTAGTTCCTAAGAAGCCAAAGAAAAAGTAATATGTGGAGTCTTTTTAAAGATAAAAACGAAATCAACGAAAAGAACGTGGTAGGTTTTGCTTCGTTCGTAGTTATGGTATTATTTGCTGTAGCTGATCTTGGCACTAGCGTTTTAGCTGATAAAGATTTAATTATAAACGAGGTTGTTTACAATTCATTTGTATGGGTTACGTTAGGTTGCTTTGGCATTAGTTCGTTTGAAAAAGTAAAATCTAAATGAGTATATTAACTAAAATGTTTTCAGGTGGCGCTGCTGATCTTGTAAAGAATGTAGGTGGAGTTTTAGATAACTTAACTACATCTAAAGAAGAGAAACTCGAAGCTGAAAGAAAAATAAAAGAATTAATCGCTAACTACGAGGTTGAGATGGAAAAGAATATCACATCTCGTTGGGAGGCAGATTTAAAGTCAGATTCATGGCTTAGCAAGAATGTACGTCCAATGACGTTAATATTCTTAATAGTATGCACGATGCTATTAATATTTATTGATGCTGGTGCAATTAAATTTAACGTGAAGGACTCATATATAGACCTTCTTCAACTAGTATTAATAACCGTGATCGGCGCTTATTTCGGCGGACGCTCACTAGAAAAAGTAAAAAAATAAAAAAATGGCAGACGATATTGTAAGTTATGGCTTCGGCCAAATGGGTAGTGTACACTGTAAAACCGCTAACTCTGTGTATCCTCCAAAAGGTATGGCTATTGTAGCAATACAGTTTTTAGCGGCTAACACCCCAACTGTTTTAAGACAGATGGACGAAAGAAATAGAAAGAACTTTGAGTGTTTCGCTATTGGTGAAGCTGCTCATGCTGATGGTACTACAACTGCTACTATTCCAAACGGCACTGGTGGTACTGTAACGTACACGCCGAATCAAGAGATTACACTAAACGCGGTAAACGCTAATATCAAAGTTGGCCAAATGGTAATCGAGCAAAACGGTACTGGTAATGCTACAACAAACTTATTGGTTCCTGACGGATCTTATGAAGGTGCGTTTGTTACTAAGGTTACTGGCGGAGGTTTAAAAGTACATATTGATCAACCTATTAAGGCCGCAAACGGCGGGGGTACTACTTTAACGTTTCTAGATTCTGCTGGATCTGGTGCGGGTGGTGAAGATGCTGCGGCTATTGTTTATCCAAAAGGTATGATTATCTATGGACGTTGGGCAGAGGTTAAGCCATCTGCAGATGATGACGGCGGTATAATCTGTTATTACGGTGTATAATGAGTAAACACGGAATGGCCGTGGGCCTAAACCATAGTGAAATGTCTTACCACATTTTAGCGGATGACGTTTCTGGCGAAAACCCTATTATAGCTTGTCCAGTTCAAATTAATGGAGCTGGTGGTAGAGGCTTATATACTTTAATTGGTAATATGGGTTCTCCAACTGGCGCCGTGATAGTTAAGTTCAATCCTTTGTCAGTTCCTGATAGATGTGCTTGGACCTACGATGGTACTACAGCTTCAGAGTATTCTTCAGCAAGTGAAGGTTATTTAGAAGGCGTTGTTGGAACTATATCTGCTGGATCAAACTGTGGTTTAACAAACGCTAATGGTAGCAACGGTGCAACTTTTACTGGAAACAATCATTATTACGATACTGAAGCTGAAGCTTTTGAATCAGATGGTACTACTGTAGACTTAAACGGAGGTAATGCTTATACAGCTTCTCAAGTAACTTTAACTAACAGTGCTCCTGGAGATTGTACTATGGTTATTCCAAAACCAAGCTTATCTCCTACAAACGTAACTTTAGTTATAGATGGACCATGCCCTGGAACAGGCTGGAGGGTTGACATGTACTGTGCGAAGAACTTGAATGGAAAGGCAATGGGTGGAGAAGGAAAAGCTTGCTCTACAATAAATCTGCTTACAGGCGCGGCAATAACAGGCGGAACTACACTTAACGCAGGATCAGATATATCAGGTTCAATTAATGAGTTTGTGTTTGGTCCAGGCATACCGCTTTACACAAGAATATCAGCTGTCAACGTTGGAGGTAATCCAAATGTTGCTACGTTATCAAACCCTGCTACTAACGCTGTAGGTATAGATATATCAATATCTCCAGGAGCGTTTTGGTACGTAGATGTAAGTCATGCCGAAGGCAATACTTTTAACTCAACAGGCTACAATCAAGATACAACAGTAGAAGTTAACGACTGGGCTTTCCAAGATTTTAACGCTGTTGGTCAGCTTGCCGCAGGAACATATCCTGTTGAGATAACTCCTGGTGTTGTAAAACAAGTAACAGTTAGTTCTGACGGTATTGTAACTAGTATAGCTAACTGCTAATGAAAAGGACTAAAGTAGAAGATATTGGCTTAGGAGATACCGTGGAAAAAATAACTAAAAAAACAGGTATCAAAAGTCTTGTAGAAAAAATAATAAACGCACTGGGTTTTAATGACTGCGGCTGCACAGGTAGAAAGAATTTTTTAAATAAAATCTTTCCTTACAAAAAGTAACTAACTAATTAAATAATATTATATCATGGCAAAAAGAAAAACTCCGAAGGTGGCTAACCTTCGCGCTGAAAAAGTTTCAGAAGAACAATTAAAGAAAATCCAAAGTATTGTGTCTAATCTAAACAAAGCTCAATTTGATTTAGGTGGATTAGATGTTCAAAAGCATAAGATACTACACTACTTGGCTGGATTAGAAGATGAAATGAAATTAACTCAAAATAAACTTCAAGAAGAGTACGGAACATTTGATGTAAACGTGCAAACTGGAGAATTAAACTACGAATCAAATGGCGAAGCTAATAAGAAAGATTAGTGTTGGTCGAGACTACAAAAATGACGCAATGCATTACGCGGTTGGTCAAGAAGTCTACGGTGGTCACACTATATCAGATATAGTAGAAGAAAAAGATAAGTATTCTGTGTATATAAAAAAAGGTAACGATGTTCTGCCTTGGAAAGATTTTAATAAGAACATGGCAATATCAATAGAATATAATTTAGAGTATTAATGAAAAGTCCTTACAATTTTATAATAAAACCAAAAGGACAAAGATACAATAATACTAAAAAAGTTGGAGATAAAGAGCTAATAATAAACACTGAAATATCTAACTATAAATTTATAAATAAAACAGGTATTGTTGTTGCATGCCCTGCGTTAAATAAGACGTCTATAAAAGAAGGTGACGAAGTAGCTATACATCACAACGTTTTTAGAAGGTGGTATAATATCCGCAAGCAAGAAAAAAACAGTAGAGGCTATTTAAATGAAGACGAGTTTTTAGTTCAACCAGATCAAATATTCGCTTACAAAAGTGAAGGCCAGTGGAAATCTTTAAAAGGTTTTTGCTTTGTTCAACCTATACAAGAAGTTGATAGGTTTGAGGATTTAGTAGAAAAGAAAAACGTAGGTGTTATTGTTTATTCAGATGGTTTTTGTAAAGAAAACGAAATAATAGGTTTTCATCCAGGTTCAGAATATGAGTTTGTAATTGATGGGAAGTTATTATATAGAGTTAAATCAAATTTAATTACAATGAAATATGGATATAAAACAAACGAAAAAACGTATAATCCAAGCTGGGCACAAAGCAGTTGAGGAGTTGATTAAGGTAGCTAAAGAAGCTATTGTCGATAGTGACGATGATATATCTGCTGATAGATTAAAAAATGCTGCAGCTACTAAAAAGTTAGCTATATTTGATGCATTTGAAATCCTCAACCGTATACAAGAAGAAGAAAATATTCTGGAAGGAAAGACACAAGAAAAGAAAGAAGAACGAGTATTTAAAGGCTTCGCGGAAGGCAGATCGAAATGAGTTACAAGCAAAGTTTATATAGCATAGTACAACCTATAAAGCTTTCTACCATAAGCAGAATGAACAAGGGTAGAAAGTGGAAGTATGGCTACAATAAAGAGCACGATATTGTTGTAATATCTAAAACAGGTCAAATAGGTGAAATTATAGAAATACAAAACCTACAAATTGCCCTACCTAAAACTCCTAAAGACGTATATAAGCATGAGAGTGATATGTGGGTTAAAATGGAGCAACCTAAGGAGCTTTCTCGATTAAAGAATATATTTGATTGGAGAAACTATCCGGAGGAGTCTAAGGATCAGTGGTACGATTATATAGATGTCGAATTTAAAAGACGTGAAGAAGGTTTTTGGTTTACAAACAGTGGTAAGCCAACGTACATAACGGGTACACACTATATGTATTTACAATGGAGTAAAATTGATGTAGGTGCACCTGACTTTAGAGAGGCCAACAGATTGTTCTTTATATTTTGGGAAGCTTGTAAAGCAGACAAAAGATCTTATGGAATGTGTTATCTAAAGAATAGACGTTCTGGTTTTTCTTTCATGTCTAGTGCCGAAACAGTTAATTTAGCTACATTAGCAGGTGATAGTAGGTTTGGGATACTTTCTAAAACTGGTGCTGATGCTAAGAAAATGTTTACCGATAAGGTTGTTCCAATATCTATAAACTATCCTTTCTTTTTTAAGCCCATACAAGACGGTATGGATAGACCAAAAACAGAGCTAGCGTATAGAGTTCCTGCAAGTAAGTTTACTAGAAGAAAAATAACTTCTAACGAGCAAGTTGAGGAATTAGAAGGATTAGATACGACTATTGACTGGAAAAACACCGGAGATAATAGTTATGATGGTGAAAAATTAGCGTTATTAGTACACGATGAAAGTGGTAAGTGGGAAAGGCCTGATAATATACTAAATAACTGGCGAGTAACAAAAACTTGTTTAAGATTAGGTAGTAGAATTATAGGTAAGTGTATGATGGGATCAACATCAAACGCTTTGGATAAAGGTGGTGATAATTTTAAAAAACTATACAATGCATCAGACGTCACGCAGCGAAATAGAAATGGACAGACAAAGTCTGGTTTATATTCTTTGTTTATCCCAATGGAATGGAACTTTGAAGGATTTCTTGACCAATATGGACAACCTGTATTTGATAACCCTAGCGATGATGTACTCGGACCAGATGGTGAACTAATAGATGTAGGTGTTATAGATCACTGGCAAAATGAAGCTGATGGTTTAAAATCTGATCAAGATGCACTAAACGAATTTTATCGTCAGTTTCCTAAAACTGAAGAGCACGCGTTTAGAGATGAAACAAAAAACAGTATATTTAACTTAGTTAGAATATACGATCAAATAGACTACAACGAGGAGATGGTTAGAACACTCGGTCTTACTACTGGAAACTTTCAATGGGTTGCCGGTGTTAAAGATACACAGGTGATGTTTTATCCAGATCCAAAAGGTAGATTTAAAATAAGTTGGATACCTAACCAAAACATACAAAACAAAGTTTACGTAAAAAATGGCGTAAAGTATCCAGGTAACGAACACATGGGAGCCTTTGGCTGTGATAGTTATGATATTAGTGGAACAGTAGATGGTCAAGGTTCTAAAGGAGCTTTGCATGGTTTAACAAAGTTTAGCATGGAGGATGCTCCCGCTAATAGCTTTTTTTTAGAGTACTTAGCTAGACCACAAACTGCCGATATATTTTTTGAAGATGTACTAATGGCATGTGTTTTTTATGGTATGCCCATACTGTGTGAGAACAACAAACCTAGGCTACTATACTATTTTAGAAGAAGAGGCTATAGAGGCTTTAGTATGAACAGACCTGATAAAACTTGGAATAAACTATCTGTTACAGAAAAAGAAATAGGTGGTATACCAAACTCAAGTGAAGACATTAAGCAAGCTCACGCAGCCGCTATCGAGATGTACATACAGAATCACGTAGGTCAAATAACAGAGGGCAATTACGGTAACATGTATTTTAATAGAACGTTGAACGATTGGTCAAAGTTTGATATAACCAAAAGAACAAAGTTTGATGCTACTATTAGTTCTGGTTTAGCTATAATGGCTTGCAATAGACATTTATACACACCAAATCCAATACGAGAAAAAACCGATTTAAATTTAAACATAGCTAAATATAATAATAAAGGCTATTCATCAAAAATAATTAAAAGATAAATATGGCTAATTCGATTACAACAGATTTTCCTTCTCAGATAGTTAGCGATCTGGAAAAGCAAAGTTCAGATTATGGGCTTGAAGTAGCTAGAGCTATTGAAAAGGAATGGTTTGATGGTCCTGCCTCTAATAGATATTCTTACTCACAAAAAAGATTTCATGACTTAAGGCTTTATGCTAGAGGCGAACAGTCTGTTCAAAAATATAAAGACGAGTTATCTATAAATGGTGACTTAAGCTACTTAAACCTAGACTGGAAACCAGTTCCAATTATACCTAAATTTGTAGATATAGTTGTAAATGGAATGAGTGCTAGAAATTACGATGTATCATGCTATGCTCAAGATGAATATGGTGTTAGCAAGCGAACAGCTTACATGGAAACCATATTGAGAGATATGAAAATGAAAGATTTCAATGCTCAAGCTAAAAAGCAATTTAACGTAAAGTTAGCACAGACAGATGAGGATAAGCTGCCTGATAGCGTGGAAGAGCTAGAACTACACATGCAACTAGACTATAAGCAATCTGTAGAAACGGCTAACGAGCAAGCTATAAACGTATTATTGAAAGGAAATAAATACGATTTAACAAGAAGAAGAGTTTTAAGAGATATAACAGTTTGCGGTATTGGTGCTGTTAAAACAAACTTTGATTACTCAAGAGGTGTTACAGTTGAGTATGTCGACCCAGCAAACCTAGTATACTCTCACACTGAATCTCCATATTTTGAAGACGTATACTACGTTGGTGAGGTAAAAACTATACCTATCAACGAGTTGATAAGAGAGTTTCCTAGTATAGACAAAGAAGAATTAAAAGAACTAAAAACAAAAAGTAAAAGATACTCTAATAGATCTGGTCATGTTCACGAGAAAGACAAAAATAAAGTACAAGTTTTATACTTTAACTGGAAAACTTTTCATACTGATACTTACAAAGTTAAAAAGACCTCTTCCGGCGCAGATAAAGCAATTCCAAAGCCGGATACTTTTAAAGCTCCTAGCAGTGAAGATGCTCCTTTCTCGAGACTAGCTAGACAAGTAGAAGTTCTTTACGAAGGCGCTATGGTAGTCGGCACAAACAAGCTTTTAAAGTGGCAGGTGTCTGAAAACATGATGAGAGATAAAAGTGACTACAACAAGGTGAGAATGAATTACTCTGTGGTAGCTCCTAGAATGTATAACGGTAAAATAGAGTCTCTCGTTGGTCGTATTACTGGTTTCGCTGACATGATTCAGTTAACACATTTAAAGTTACAGCAAGTAATGTCTCGTATGGTTCCAGATGGCGTTTACTTAGACGCTGATGGTTTAGCTGAAATAGATTTGGGCAACGGAACAAACTACAACCCACAAGAAGCGTTAAATATGTTCTTCCAGACAGGTTCTGTTTTAGGAAGATCTTTTACACAAGATGGCGATCCTAATCCAGGTAAAATACCTATTCAGCAAATACAAAGTGGAGCTGGTAGTAACAAGATACAAAGCTTAACGTCTACGTATAACTATTACCTGCAAATGATTCGTGATGTGACCGGATTGAACGAGGCGAGAGATGCTTCAACACCTGACGCTAACAGTTTAGTAGGTGTTCAAAAATTAGCGGCTGCTAATTCTAATGTAGCAACTAGACATATATTACAAGCAATGCTGTTTTTAACCGAGGAAGTAGCTGAGTCTGTATCGTTAAGAGTTTCTGATATTATAGAATACTCACCAACAAGAGACGCGTTTGTGCAAGCTATAGGAGCTCACAATGTAGCTACACTAAAAGAAATGTCTGAGTTACACTTATATGATTTTGGTATATTCATTCAGTTGGCGCCAGACGAAGAAGAAAAGCAAATGCTAGAAAATAATATAAGCCTAGCAATATCACAAAAGTTAATTGATTTAGACGATGCTATAGATATTAGAGAGGTTAGAAATCTAAAACTAGCAAATCAATTACTAAAACTTAAGAAGAAAAAGAAGCTTCAGCGTGACCAACAAATCCAACAAGAAAATCAAAAGTCACAAGCTCAGGCGCAATCGCAAGCTCAACAAGCAGCTGCTCAAGCAGAGGTTCAAAAAGCACAACAGTTAACAGAAACTCAAAAAGCTTTAAAAACACACGATAATACTCTTAAGTTGGAATACTTAAAGCAAGAAGCTTTAATGAAAAGACAACTTATGGATCACGAGTTTGAGATAAATAAAAAGCTCAGACAAATGGAATTGCAACAACAGCAATCGCAAGAAAATATGAGAGAAGATAGAAAAGATGAAAGGCAAGCTCAAGCCGCTTCTCAACAAAGTCAAATGATTGAGCAAAAGAAAGGTGGAAAACCACCTAAAAGATTTGAGTCTGCAGGTAATGATAGCTTAGGGTCTGGCCAAGGTATCAATATAGGTGGATTGACTAAAAACTAATTATTTAATATTATATTATGGAAGAAAACAATGAAACAAATGTAGAGGAGACTAAAGTCGAAGAGAAACAAATTGACGAAAGTAAATTTAAGTCAGCTGGAGATGATTCAGTTGTAAAAGTAGATTTAAGTAAACCTAAAACAGAAGACAATGCCGTTCAAGAGCGAAAAACAGAGGAGGTACCTGTGGAAGAATCACCCGGAGATAGCGGAGGATTGGGAGAGCAAGTCACCAGCGCAAATGTCGTTGAAGAGATCACAGAAGAAAATAAAGAAGTTCAAAATGAGCAACCCGTACCCCAAGAGCAAGTAATAGAAGAACCCACAACAGTTTTACCAGAGAACTTGAAAAAGTTAGCTGATTTTATGAACGAAACTGGTGGGACACTTAACGACTACGTAGAGCTAAACAAAAATTACGAAGAAGAAGATGACTCTGAAATACTTCGTGATTACTACGAAAAAACAAAACCACATCTAAACGCTGAAGAGATAAACTTTATGCTAGAAGATAGGTTTTCTTACGACGAAGAAGTTGATGACGAAAAGGAAGTAAGAAGAAAGAAACTTGAATTAAAAGAGCAAGTAGCTGACGCTAAAAACCATTTAGATAATTTAAAATCTAAGTACTACGAGGATATTAAAACTAAGAGTACTGGTCTAGATGCTGAACAACAAAAAGCTATTGACTTTTTTAATAGATATAACAAAGAATCAGAGGAATCTGAAAAAACATTCAAAATGCAACAATCAAAATTTCAAGAAAAAACAGAAGGTGTTTTTAACGATGAGTTCAAAGGTTTTGAATACAATGTCGGTGAAAAGAAGTTTAGATTTAATGTAAACAATGCTGATAACGTGAAACAGAATCAGTTAGATATTAACAACTTTGTTAAGAAGTTCTTAAACAAAGATAATCTAATGGAAGATGCGAATGGTTATCACAAAGCTTTATACACAGCTAACAACCCCGATGCTATAGCTCAACATTTTTATGAGCAAGGAAAAGCAGACGCGTTGAAAGAAACTGTAGATAAAGCGAAAAATGTAAATACATCAGCCAGAAAATCTCACGGTGAGATTGAGGTTGGTGGTCTTAAATTTAAAGTTGTAGGTGATCAAAACTCATCCGGCTTAAAGTTTAGGAATAAAAAATAATTTTTAACTTTAAACTCATTTAATTATGGCAATTTCATTTGGACCAAATTATCAAGTTGTTCCAGCTCCTGCCAAGCAGACGTTGATTACAAACTATATCGACTTTGCATCAGGAACTGGTGTTGATTGGTCACAACAATATTTACCAGACTTACTTGAAAAAGAAGCTGAGGTTTTCGGTAACAGAACTATCTCAGGTTTCTTGGAGCAAGTAGGCGCTGAAGAGTCTATGACTTCTGATCAGGTTATCTGGTCTGAGCAAGGACGTTTACACCTATCGTATGTTGGAACTATGACCAATGCTAACGGACTTTCATTTACTATCGTTACTGATATTGATGGAAATGTTCCTACAGTTAACGGTGCTGTTCGCGATGGTGACACAGTAATTTTATCTGATGCTAACGCTTCATACAAGTGTTACGTAAGAACTGCATCAGCTGCTGCTTTATCAGTTATTGAATTACACCCTTACACTGAAACACAAGCTGCGGTTTTCGCTGCACTATCACAAGTTGCTGGTGCTGTTACGTTAATGGTGTTTGGTTCTGAGCATGCTAAAGGTACTGCTGGAACTGGATCAGGTAACGCTGTAAGCCCAAATTTCCAATCTTTCACTAACAAGCCAATCATCATCAAAGACATTTACGAGGTATCTGGATCTGATGCATCTCAAATCGGTTGGGTTGAAGTTTCTGGTGAAGACGGACAAAACGGTTTCTTATGGTACTTGAAAGCTGAAGGCGATACTCGTACTCGTTTTGCTGACTACTTAGAGATGACAATGTTAGAAGCTGAGCCTGCTACTGCTGGTAACGCTGCTATCGCTGTTAACCCTACGTCTGCTGCTGGTGCTGGTTTCATCGAAGGTACAGAAGGTTTATTCTACGCTGTAGAAGATAGAGGTAACATCACTAACGGTATTACTGGTATCACTGGACCTGGCGATTTAGCTGAGTTCGACTTAATGCTAGCTGAACTAGACAAGAACGGTGCTATTGAAGAAAACATGTTATTCGTTAACCGCGGAGTTTCTCTTGCTATGGACGATATGTTAGCTTCAATGAATTCTTACGGTGCTGGTGGTACATCTTACGGTGTATTCAACAACTCTGAAGATATGGCGTTGAACTTAGGTTTCTCTGGTTTCCGTAGAGGATCTTATGACTTCTATAAGTCTGACTTCAAATACTTGAACGATAAGTCTACGCGAGGCGGTATTGCTAATACTTTGACTAACATCAGAGGTATTATGATCCCTGCAGGTGTATCATCTGTATACGATCAGCAATTAGGTCGTAACCTAAAACGTCCGTTCTTACACGTTCGTTACCGTGCTTCTCAAATGGAAGATAGAAAGCTTAAAACTTGGATCACTGGATCTGTTGGAGCTACTACTTCTGACTTGGATGCAATGCAAGTTCAGTACTTATCTGAAAGATGTTTAGTTGTACAAGGTGCAAACAACTTCTTCATGATTAAGTAATCATACTTATAAGGGATCGAGGCTTCGGCCTCGACCCTTTATTTATTAATTTTATTATATATTATTATGGCAAAGAAAAAAGCTGCGGCAAAAGCTGCACCAGAGGTTGATGTAGAACAACCAGAAGTAAAAGCTACAAATGAAATGGTTGAAGTGGTTATTGAAGAACCAGTTGTTAAAGCTCCTGTAGCTAAAGCAAAACCTAAAAAACCTACTTGGGAAATAAAAGATAGATACTATTTTTTAAAAAATGGTAAATCGCCTGTTTCACATCATTTAAAATCTGCAAACATATTTTGGTTTGATGAAGAAAAAGGTTACGAAAGAGAGCTTAAATTAACAAGAAACATGAGAACAGTTTTTGTTGATGAGTTTCCAGAAGGTTCAACGGCTCAATTAGATCATATTATATTTAGAAACGGAGCATTATTCGTTCCTAAAAACAAAGTTATATTACAAAAACTTCTATCTTTATACCACCCAGCTAAAGATAGAATATATGCTGAAAGACAAGCTGACGTTGAGGCTGCTTCTGACTTAGATATGTTAGAACTTCAAATGAACGCTATGAACTTGGCTAACCAAATGGATATTGATTTTGCAGAAGCTATTATGCGAGTAGAGTTAGGATCTAAGGTAACAGAGATGAGTTCTAAGGAACTTAAGAGAGATTTACTACTTATGGCTAGACAAAATCCTAGTTTGTTCATAGACTTAGCGACAGATGATAACATACAGCTTAGAAATATGGGTATAAAAGCTACTGAAATGGGTATTATAAAGTTGTCACGAGATAACAGAACTTTTTCTTGGGCTTCTAACGATAGAAAGCTTATGAATGTTCCTTTTGACGAGCATCCTTACTCAGCTCTAGCAGCTTGGTTTAAAACTGACGAAGGTATGGAAATCTTCACAGCTTTAGAAAAAAGATTAGGTTAAATAATAGATGGTGGTTATCTTCGGGTAGCCACCAACTATAAAAATATAAAAAATGGCAGTAAATATAGACACGGTATATCAAAGAGTTTTAGCTTTAGCTAATAAAGAGCAAAGGGGCTATATCACGCCTCAGGAGTTTAACTTACTTGCCAACCAGGCTCAATATGAAATATTTGAGCAATACTTCTACGATCTCAATCAGAGAAAAAGACTTGAACAAGTTAAAGACGCCAAAGCTGGCGCAGAAGATGTCGAAGTTTTAATTGAAGAAAAACTAGCGCCATTCAAAACAATCGCCACGGTTACAAACGGCACAACTTATCCAGCAAATTATATGGTTGGTAGAATCTTTACAAATAGCAGAGTTTGTACGGAGTTACCAAGAAACGAGGTGTTAAGTATTCAGCAATCTTCTAGACACGCTGCTTATTTAGCTCGTAATCCTGTATACTGTATTAGCGTAACTAATGGAGAAGATATTGAGGTTTACAATAACGCCGGCCAAGTTATTGGTGGTAACGTTACTTGCGAAGTTTATACGAGACCTGCGTCTGTAGAATGGGATTATGTAGTTGTTGGAGAAAAAGCACTTCACAACTCAGGAGGCAATACTGTAAACTTTGTTTTACACGAATCTGAAGAAAGCTCTTTAGTAATGAAAATACTAGAGTTAGCGGGTGTAACAATTAATAAACCAGGGTTAGTGCAGATAGCTGGTGGAAAAGAAACTGCAGAAACACAAATTGAAAAACAATAAAATATGCCTATAACACTTCCAAATGCAAATGATGCTGGTTACTACGTAGGTGGTGGCGATCACGGGTTGTATCAATTTTTAACTCTAGAAGAAATAGTAGAGACGTTTATAGCTACATACGTTGGTGATGGTAAGATTTGCCAAAACGTACACCCTAACGATGTATATTTTCACGCGACAAGAGCATTTCAAGAGTTGAGCTATGATACTTTAAGATCTGTGAAAACACAAGAGCTAGAGGTTCCAAACACACTGTCTATGCTTATGCCTAGAGATTATGTTGGACATGTTAAGCTTTCCTGGAGTGATACTGCTGGAGTCGAGCACGTTATATATCCTGCTAGAGTTACATCAAACCCTACAGATATAGGTTATGACGCTGCTACTGATACTTATAGCTTTACAGCTAACGTTTTAGATAGCGACGAAACATCAGATACACTTTCTAAATATCAATCTCAAACACCAACACAAAACGTAACTAGTCATGATGATGAAACGCTGAAAGATGTGTTTGGCTCTAGGTATGGCATCGATCCAGCTCACGCTCAAATAAATGGATCTTACTTTATAGATACTATATTGGGTAAAATATACTTTAGCTCGAACTTAGCTGGTAAAACATTAATATTAGAATATATAAGCGATGGCTTAGGTTATTCTGCTGACAGTGATAGTATAACTCACGGTGCAGCTATTATTCATAAATTTGCTGAAGAAGCTTGTTATAAACATATAGCTTATGGATGCTTATCAGCTCTAACTTCTACCGATGGAGGTAGACTAGCATTGATAAAAAAAGAAAGATTTGCTGAAACTAGAAAAGCTAAAATAAGACTTTCAAACATTAAAATAGAAGAGATTACTCAAATACTAAGAGGTAGCTCAAAAATAATTAAACACTAATACCGTATGTCAGAAATGAAACGTAATTTCTCGGGCGGAAAGATGAATAAAGATCTTGACGAACGACTAGTAAAGCCTGGAGAGTATAGAGACGCGAATAATATAGAAGTTTCAACTTCTGAAGGATCTAACGTTGGATCTGTTCAGTCTGTAATGGGTAATACTGAAAGAACTGATGGTGTTATATCAGCCACGCCGTTGTCGGCAATGGGAGACGAAAGTGATCGCAACCCAATTTGTGTAGGTGTCATAGCTGATGAAAAAAATAATAAAATATACTCGCTAATACACAATCCAAGAAAATTCTATATCGGTAGCAGTGTGGAAGACACTCAGCACGGTTTTGTAAATCAAGACTTTATACTAGAGTACAATACTGATGATGATACGCATAAGTATGTTTTTGTAGACAATTATCAAGTTTTTGTTACCGTTAGTGCTCAATGTAACTCTGGTCAAGCATACCTTACTTTTTCCGACAATAAGTACATAAGAAATGGAATGAAAGTTAGTTGGAACATAGCGGGTCAAGTAACACAACATGCTACAGTATTAGACACTTTTACAAACGGTACAACTAATTATAGTAGCACTGTTGTCAAACTAGATAGTGATTTAGCTTTCAATATACCGGTAAACACTCAAATAGTATTTAACTTTGAAAGAGCTTTACACTTTACTCCTTTTAACAAAATAACAGCTATAAACATTATAGATGATTTACTTTTCTGGACAGATAACTGGACTGAGCCTAAAAAAGTAAATATAACAAGAGGTATTGCTGGAACAGGTGGTGCAACCGCTTTACCTCCAAGTAATACAACTAATAATAACGGCACTAATACAGACTTTCAAACTAGACTATATGGTGAGTTTAACCCTTTAATGCTTATAAGATGTAAGTATGAATCAGATGAAAGCAAACCTATCTGGTGTGGATTAGATGAGATAACAGTTATTAGAAAAGCACCTAAAACTCCACCTACACTAAGAATGTCTTCCGAAAAGCTAGGTAGAAGAAATACAACTACTGGCATAGTAAATAACACATCTTCAACATATACTGGTGTTCACCAGGTTGGTGGTACAAATATTGTCGCTGGAGATACTATAACAATAACAGTTGACACTGCTTGTGATTGGAGAGTTGGTGACGTTGTATTAGTTACAGACGAACAACCAACAGATCCGTCAAATTTTACAGACTTCTTAATAAGATACGAAGTTACCGCCGGCGTGGGTAATCCAAACAACCTCCTTACAAATTTTACATTTACTGTTCTAGCTATATCAACAACTAGCACGCTGTCTGGCTCAAGCGAACAATATTGGTTCAACTTGGAAAGACCTGAAGCTATGTTTATAACAAAGTTTCCTAGGTTTGCATATAGATACAAATACACTGATGGTGAATACTCACCTTTTTCACCTTGGTCTCAACCTGCTTTCTTAATGGAAGGTTTTGACTATGAGCCTAAGAAAGGTTACAACTTAGGTATGGTAAATAATCTTAGACAGTTATTTATTAAAGACTATCTCGTTGAGAGAGGCGCTATACCAGAAGATATAGTAGAAGTTGACATATTGTACAAGGAGGATAGTTCACCAACAGTTTACACTGTAAAAACGTTAAGCAGAAGTGACTTTACGGTAGCAGCTCCTGGTAATTTAATATTTCCAAACCTACAAACTAATCCAGCAGCTAGGGGTGAATTAGAGATAACCTCTGAAATGATACACGCTGTAGTGCCGTCTAACCAAATGCTAAGACCTTGGGATAATGTTCCTAGAAAAGCTTTAGCGCAAGAGGTTACTGGTAACAGAATTGTGTATGGTAATTATGTCCAAAACTACGATTTAAAATACGCGGGTAGAGAGATAAAACCAGAATTTAATATAGATTTCTGGAACTATGCACTACCATCCGATGGCCAATCTCCTGCTAAGAGTGTAAAAAGTTTAAGAAACTATCAGGTAGGTATTGTTTACTGTGATAGATTTGGTAGAGAGACGCCGGTGTTAACTGACAAAAAATCTGGTTCTATATACTTAGAAAAAAGTTATGCACCTAGAGAAAACAGAATAAGAATACAAAATTTACACAACGCTCCTAGCTGGGCAACACATTATAAGTATTATATTAAAGAAACGTCTAACGAGTATTACAACCTAGCGATGGATCGCTGGTATAATGCTGAAGATGGTAATATATGGATTTCATTTCCTTCTGCTGAAAGAAATAAAGTAGATATAGACACTTACTTAATACTTAAGAAAAAACACGGAACAAGCCAGCCGGTTACAGACAAAGCAAGATATAAAATATTAGCTATATCACCTGATGCACCTGATTTTATAAAAATAAATCGAATGGGCTTGGGTACTGCGCCTTCTTCAGGGTTTCAGTCTAGTGGGTATCCTCTACCAGATTTGACATACGTATATGTGCTGCAGTCTACTTTAGACTCTGCTTTTGGTGTTAGCAATGGTGAAAACGACTTGCAAAAGTTTGCTATGGATGGTGAGCTTTTCTTTAGATCTGTCGTTGGTGACGACGCTTCTGATTGGTATCAAGTAGTTAAAATATCCTTGGTTGTTCCAGATTCAAATAACACCAGTCTAAACTATTACGACATAAAAATAGACGGTAAGTTTGGAACTGATATGGACATAACTTCCACAGCTAACTCGTTTGCTAGCGCTGTTGCTCACCAAATGGAATTTAGAAGAGAAATAGTAGAGAATAGACCTGAGTTCGATGGTAAGTTTTTTGTTAAAATATATAGAGACTTAGTGCTAGAAGAAAACGTTTTAGGAGCGCAACCAGCAAGTCAATATAGCGTTAACATGTCTAGGAGAATATATCATGCTAAGTCACATATTGACTTTTCTCAATCGTTACAGGTTGATGACGGCTATAATCCTCCTGATAACTATATTTACTGGAATGGTGATGCTACTCAAGAAAACACAACTGGTAGCGGTGGTTATATTGGAACACCTTACGATACATCAATGCTTGGCTCTAGTTATAGCACCCAGGAAACTTCTTCTGAAGGTTGGTTTAAAGATCAAAACGGAAAATGGTTTATAGATAACGAAATGGCCGCCAAGGGTGGTGCTGGCCGAGGCATACACAGGGATCAACAGGGTTATAGTTACGGAGGAGACAGAGTGAATGACGGATCAAGAGTTCAAGGATCTGGAGACAAAACTGGCGCGAATGGTAGATCTGGAACTGGAAATGCTGTAGCAGGTACTGATCCAGCCGATCTTTATAGAGGTGGTACTGGAATAAATCTTGCTCACAACGTTATGCACTTATCTAAGTTTGGTATAAGAAAAACTGGATCATCAGGAGAGCCTACTAGTTTTGACATAGAAGGTAATCCTGACGAACAAGACGACTGGGGTTGGGCACAATTATGTGACACTGTAGGTGCCAAGTTTAGATGGAGAGAAGATCCTGACAAACAAGTTTACGAAATAATAAGAACTGAAAAGCAGATTGAAATAAAAAACTACAGTACATCTGGTAATAGTGAACACTACACATCAAATAGAAGAGTTAGGTGGTCGCTGAAGTTTCAACCATTAAATAATCCTGGTTTTGGATTTGGTGACACAACTACACACCGTTTTCATCCAACTATTAACGCTGTAGACGAAACTGGAGCAGCGGTAGTCGTGCAGGGACAGAGTAGTGTTGGAAGACCTTATAACTTTGCTGGACTAGATGATTGGGCCAACAACTATCTAACTATGGAATTTTTAGATATATTTGATCCATCAGAAGACGAAACCAAAGAGTATGTTAGTAATCCTGCTATATGGGAAACTGAACCTAAAGAGGATGTAGGTTTAGATATTTACTATGAAATGGGACCTACGTATCCAATGAACATAACAGCCGATACAAACGAAATGTTAGCGCCTGTAGGTTCTTGGTTTTTCAAAGGCGGGGTGAAATATTTTATAGAAAGTTGGAGTACTACGACGATGCATTTTCATCAAGAGGAAGTTCCTTCTGGAGCGGCTACAACAACGTTATCTTTTGCTGACTTAGAAACAGTAGCAATATACACAACTTATGGTGGTTTAGTTTATGTAGCTGTTGATGGAGCGCAAAACAACGTTGACAACGTGCTACTACATGGTGGTTCTGGTGGGACTTATCAACAACATGGACAAAGAACAATACCAGCTTGGTGGAACTGTATATCATTTGGTAATGGTGTAGAGTCTGATCGAGTAAGAGATGGATTTAACTTAACAAAGTTGGTAAATGGTGTTAAAGCATCTAGTACAGTGGCAACACCTTATAGAGAAGAGCGTAGAAAATCAGGTTTAATTTACTCTGGTATATACAATTCTACGTCAGGTGTAAATGATACAAATCAATTTATAGCTGCAGAAAAGATAACAAAAGATTTAAACCCAGACTACGGTAGTATACAAAAACTTTATACTAGAGAAACAAATCTATTAACGTTCTGTGAAGATAAAGTGTTAAAAATACAAGCTAATAAAGACGCTTTATTTAACGCTGACGGTAGTAGTAACGTTACGGCTAGCGCAAATGTTTTAGGTCAAGCTATACCGATAATGGGTGATTACGGAATATCAACTAATCCAGAATCATTTGCTGCTTATGCTACAAACTGTTACTTTGTTGATTCACAAAGAGGATCTGTGATGCAAATGAAAGGCGACGCAATGGCACCTATATCTCAAGTAGGAATGTCTGATTACTTCTCTGACTTATTAAAAAATTCTTTTCTTCATAGATGTATAGGTAGTTACGATGAAAAGAAATCAAATTACAACTTATATATAAATACTAAAAACAAGCGTATCAAAAACGCTGGCCTATATACAAGTCAAACCATAACTTATAGCGAAAAGTCAAAGGGTTGGTCAAGTTTTAAAACTTTCTATCCAGAGCAAGGCTTAAGCTTAAACAATAGATACTTTACATGGAAAGATGGTAGTATGTGGGAACATCACTCGAATAATACTCATTGTAGTTTTTACGGTGCTACCCCTAATAGCTCTAGTTTTGCTAGCGTTGACATAATGTTCAATGATATGCCTACGGCTGTTAAGAGCTACAACACAATGAACTATGAAGGCACGCAAGCTAAAATAGATCAATTTATAACTCAAGCTATTGATGGTGTTACTTACGATGATGGCGAGTATTACAACTTAACCGCAAAAACTGGTTGGCACTGCGATAGCATTGTTTCAGATTTGCAAGAGGGTGAAGTTCCTGAGTTTTTAAATAAAGAAGGTAAGTGGTTTAATGCTATATACGGTGTAGAAACAAGTTTAAGTAATTTAGATGAAAGAGAGTTTACAACGCAAGGTATAGGTTATGCTACAGTTGGAATAAGCGCGCAAGCTGGTGGTTTAGCGGGCGAAAAAATAGCTATTGCCACCACCTTAAGTCTTAGCGGTGCAGGAGTTAACCAAGTGGAGCCAGATCAACTAATAAAAGGAAATAATATTACAGTAGGTGATAACATAAATACTGTCACCCACGTGTTTACTTTCTCTAGCGCAGCGGGCTTTGAAGATGCCGCAACAATAGATAATACGGTAACCATAACGGGAGCGTCTCCTTCTGCTGATGACGCCAACTCTAGAACTTATACATCTAACTTACCAGCTGGTATAGCTCAGGTTGTTATAACAAATACAAATCCTTTAAATTCTGGATACACGGTAACTGTAACTTTTTCCTCGGCAACTCCTAATGATGATACTAGTTTCACCTTACCTTTGGTTATAGCAAGCGCAGACTTAGTAGATGTTCCAATATCAGCTGACTTAGCTAGAGTAAATGATAATAGATTTTCAACTAGACTAGATACATCTAGAACTGCTCAAACCGCCTTTGCTAACTCGACAGTAACTTATACCGAAAACGCTGTTACTGGCACAACATACGGCTCGGCATTAACGTCTATACCTAACATGACATCGAGAAGAGTTTCTAGAACAGTTGTTCCAGGTGTTGAAACTTTAGTCTTTGATGTTACAATAGCTGCTGGTTCAAACAAGTACATTGAAGGAGTAGAGGCAAACTTGTTCAATTATCTACCCGAAAGCTTTGTAGATAGAAGAGCTGAACAAAATACAATAGTAGAGGCTGAAACTGGTGACTGGAACTTTGTAACAAGTCCAGCTGTAACAAACTCTAGCGGTTTGGTAACATCCTGGAGAGTATACGGATACTACACGGCACCTGCCTATGGAGATCCTTACCACACAAATGATGATGGAACAGTTATGACTGTAGACGAGTTTGCTGCTCAAAATCCTATAGTGATAGGATTGAAATACGAAGAACAAGCTATAACAGGAGCCGTTACGGACGAGATAACAGGTTTCAGCGTTGACAAAACGTTAGACAAAAAAGGTGGAAGAATGACTATATCTGTTACGGGTAATCAATCTACAGCGGGTTGTAAAATAAATGTTCAAAGAAGTAGTGACAACCACTACTACAATTTTGCTACCAATGCGTTTCAATCTGGTGCCGCTGATAAAGATGTTACGGTAGGAACTAGTTTGGTTAGCACGTGCTACGTGAACTACGGTGCCGCTAGTTCTGATATAACATACACTATATGGCTTACGCAAAACGCAGGTGGAGATACTATAAAATCTGGATTACCAATATCTAGCTCTAAGCGTAGTATAATACAAAAGGGTGATATGAATATAACTTTAGCTCCAACAACAAGCGCAGGAGACTTTGGTTCAATGCCAGCCGTGAGCACTTACGCTGTTACGCCTAGAATAATAAAGACTACTAAGAGACCAACATCTTCTGATTCTACAAAATATTACGACTATTCAGACGCTAATGGCAAATTTTACAACTTATATAACGATGGCTACGTGTACCACGAGTTTAACTTCATAATAACTCCTAGCACTTCTAGGGTAATATCTATATTAGTAGATCCAAATCTACATCTGAACAATTATAAGTTGATAAAAAGCGCTGATTTCAACGCAACCACCAACGGTGGAACAGAGGTTGACCTTGAAATAAACAAAGTAATTAACGAGGGTAACAACGCTAGAATATATGGATATTTTAAAATAGGTGACGTGAGTAAATTTACATCTCCTTTAGCCTTGACGTTTAATATTGATTCATTAATAACTTAACTATGCCACTATTAACATTAACATTTCCAGCAAACGTAAATATATCTTGTGCTATAGGTGACACGGCTTATTACGTACCGACAGCCAACTCAGGTCAGTTTCCAGTAGGAGCTCACGCTAGCATTGTAGAAATAGGTTCGATAACAGCGGTAACATTTGCTAATAACTCTATAACTGTAGACACAGCTTTACCCGCTGTTAACTATCCAACGGCAACTGACTTTATACTTTTCACTAAAAACAACTCTGCTTCATTGTCATCTTTACTAGGTTATTTTGCTCAAGCTAAAATGGTAAACACATCTACAGACTACGCAGAGCTGTTTCAGGTTAGCGTAGGAACGTTTGAAAGTAGTAAATAATCATCAATAAGTGTAATTATAGTTAAATAGAAATTTAATTATATGTCTAAAAACGAGGTTCGTAAAACAAAAAGAAAAGAAATACTAAACTTTCAAAACAACTTAATGGCTAACGCTGATGAGGTTAATATAGTTACACATCAAGACTCCGAGTTGTTTCCGTTAAAACACACGTTTGCTGATGGTGTATACGTTAGACAAATGTCAATGAGAAAAGGTTCTTGTGTTGTAGGAGCTATACATAAACACTTGCATGTGTGGTTTTTACTAAAGGGTAACATAGCTGTAGCTACAGAAGATGATATAGAGGAATATATAGCACCTTGCTATGTGGTGGCAACGCCTGGCACAAAGAGAGTTATATATGCTAACGAAGAAAGTATATTTGTAAATATACACAAAAACCCGACAAACACACAAGACATACAACAATTAGAAAAAGACATTGTTGCTAAAGATTTTGAAGATTATGAAGAATATATTAAAAATAAATAAGATATGAGTTTTTTATTAGTAGGTGCAGCGGCGGTAACAGTTGGCGCAGGTGTGGCAAAAGCTATATCTGGCGGTAAGCAAAAGAAGAAAGCGAGAGCTGAAAAGGAGGCTGCCAAAGCACAGATGGAGTTAAGAAAAAAGCAGTTTTCAGAAATGGACACAAGTAATCCATTTAAGAATATGGAAAACAAAATGGAAGACTTAACTGTAAATCAACAAGAAGCAGAGTTCACTAGACAGACTCAACAACAAAACCAAGCTAATATAATGGCTAACATGAAAGGTGCTGCTGGTGGATCTGGTATAGCTGCATTAGCACAAACCCTAGCTAACCAAGGTTCTCTTGACGCTCAAAAAGCAGCGGTGTCTATTGGCAAGCAGGAGACAGCTAATCAAATGGCCGAAAGAAAAGCTTCCGCGCAAATACAAGCTCAAGAGCGCGAAGGTGAGATTATGAGTAGACAAATGGAGCAAAATAAAATTGGAACAATGATGGACATGGAGGCTGCTGAGATGGCCGCTGCCGCTGCCGCTGAGGGTAGAGCTGATGCAAAAATGTGGTCAGGTATAAGTAGCGCAGCAGGCGGTGTAACTAAGGCTGTAACTGGTGGAGTAGTTTAAAAATATAATTATGGCAGACAAATTTAAAAAACACATGATGTATGGGCCTAAAGGCGAAAGTAAAATGGCCAACACCTATGAGGAACACTTAGCTTTGAAAAAGAAAGGTTGGAATCATGAAAAACCATCAACGCCTGCAAAGCAGAGCTCTTATGGTAACGCTTTAATGGCTGATGCTACAAAGCAAGATGGCTTCAGTCAAGGCATGGATGCTATAGGTGCTCTTGGCGATAAGTTTATGGATTATGCTATAATGCGTAACGCTCAAACTAAAGAGCGAAGGGATGCTATGGGCGCGGCTAGAAAAGAAGATCGACAGGAAATGAAAGATCTTAGGAAAGGTGGCGCAACTAGAGAAGAGCGTAAGGCTGCTAGAAAAGAAAAGAGAGGAGAAAGAAAAGTATTAAAAAAAGAACTACTTAAACAAGAAAATGAAAGAATTGCTAAGCAAAAAGAGCAGGACAAACTGTTAGATGCTATAAGTAAATCTTGTCAAAACTTTGCTAATCAAGGTATAGATCAAGAAGGGGCTTTAAATGAAAGCCACTATAAAGCCGCAGAGCCATTTATAAAAGAATTAGCTGACGCATATTATAAAAATATAGACAATCCTGATACTGAAGAAGCTGGAGCTGGAATGATGGACCTAAATACGCTTAGCACTGTAACTCAAAAACAAAAAGAACTAAACAATGATTTTAGCACTATGTGGACAGACGGTTCTATGAGTGAAAGAGCACTAAAAGATCCTGAGTTTATGAAGAAGTCTCACGCGTTTTTCTCTCCTACCACGGAGCGTAAGGTGTTAAAAAATGAAGATGGCAGTATGGACTACGCCGTTAAATATGGTGACGGATGGATAACTTCTGATGATTTTGACAAAATGCTAAACAACTACACCGTGGACACCAAGGCCCAGGTTAGTTTTAATGACGCTCAGCAGGAGATTATGAAAGCCGCTAGAAATATAGACATAGGTATTGGTGAAGATGTTCCAGAGCCTGACATGAACAGTATAGGTGAAAAAGTTAATGCTTTAGTGAAAGACGGTAACATATATTCCATGATGAATGATCCTATGCTTGGTGGTACAAAGAGCTTTAAAGATCACCTAGCAGAGCATCCTGATTTAAAAAACTTAGGAGCAGATTTAAGAACTATGGAGCTAGGAATAGAGGCTGATGAAAATGAAGAGCACTGGAGTGATAATTTAACGGAAAATGATGTGAATATGCTTATAGACGCTTTAACAAATCCTGATAATGAAAACTATGATGCAGAAGCTTCAAAAGGATTGTTAACTAGTTATTTTACGCAAAATCTATATAACAACTATAAGAATACAGTTGAAAAAAAGCGAGGCGAGAAAATGGCTGAACAGGCTGAGACATTACAAATAAATGGCCAATCTTACGTTAGAACTTCTGACGGAACTATGGCTCCAATATCTAAAAAAGAAGAACAATTTAAAGATATGACCACTGAGGAACTTTTATCAATGTATAACATTAAGTAAAATTCAATATGAATAAAGAACAGTTAGGCGCCGTACTAAAGCAAATGGCAGACGACGGTCAGCCGCAAGAAAATCTAGATAAAATAGTTGCTCATTATAAGCAGCAGCAAATCGATACTTCTGATCCAAACCACATGCATAAAAATGCTGATGGTAATTGGAAAACACCGGAAGATATTTGGCAAGAACTTCAAGCCTCAAAAAAGGAAAAAGGCTCTCAGGCGACCGATGCTCCTGCAGAGCCTCAAACAGTATCTACAGGTACGGAATCAACATCGGACGATGGTTCTTCGGAATCACAACCTCCTAAGTTTCAACCAGGCCAAAATCATAGCGGTGGAGATGGATACGACTACAAGTACGAGCTTGACGAAAGTGGTTTTCCATTATACTATACTAAAAGAACTGGATCTGATGACTGGATAGAAGTAGACGCTAACGCTAACGAAGAAGGAAATATAACAAACCCCGCTTACATTAGTATAGGCCAAGAGTTAGGGCATTATGGCGAAGAGGCTTTTGACAAAGAAGCTTACTTTAAAGCTAAGCAATATGAAACTGAGCTAAAAGAAAGGGAAGAAGATAGAAAGTATAGACAAGAAAATCCATCTACTATCGAAGACATGAATCTTACTAAGGCGGGAGATGGTGATAACGTCTATATAAGAGGTGACCATAGAATAATATATATGGACGGAAAATGGTATAAACAACCATTAGATCCGAATCAACTTGACTTTGGATTACAATATGATCCAAGTAACTTAGCAGACTTTCCGGGTCGAGAAATGCCACAAGAGTTTGTCGATAAAATTAATTCAGTTAGAAGTGTTGGAGAGAGAGCTTCTAACGGTGAAGAAGTTTCAGAGGTAGATCTTAACGATTACTTAAATATAAGTGACGTAGATATGCAGCAAAGATCTTTAGATTTAACGCAAGACCTTAAACAATTTAGAAAAGAAAACTCTTGGACAGGTGGTCTTAGTGACGAAGATGTGGCTGAAGTAAAAGGTCTTGGCGTTGACGATGATATTGACTATAGAAACGTTAAAACGTGGGTAAAAAAAGATGAGGAGTTGGTCAGAGGTATGATCGAAAATAACTTTGAAAATGTAACTGTTGAGGAGAGAGGGATTGGCAATGCTGTCACAGTAACAGGCCCTGATGGAACAACCTACCAAGTAGACTTATATAGTAACTACGAAGAAAATGGTATAAACGAGTTTCAAAGGTTTGTAGATGACTATGACAGGTTAGTAAAAAGCGGAGATATAAAATACTCTGTAACTAGCATATTAAGTGAAAGAAGAGTATCTAACTCTAAAATGCTAAGCAACGATGGTTTAGACGCTGCTAACAAAGTATTTAAAGAAGCTGGATTGGACTATAGTATTACAAAAGGCGGTGCAGTCGGCTACCTTATTAACTCTCCATACGGAACTCATGGTGTGAAAGACGCCAACGAAGCAAGCGCTTTCATTTACAAATCTTTAGATAACGAAGATAAAGACAAACTTGACAAATACAATCTTGATCAAAGAAAAAACTTAATAAACGAAATAAGTGCTAAAAAGAAAATAAAAGCTGAAGAGCTTAATGAAGAAGAGGTTTACAAAGCTTACTTTAAAGACGGTAATGTTATAGATAACATGATGTTTGATTTAAACAACATGCCTGACTATAGCGGTATGACTAGAAAAAGTAAGGCAATTATAAAAAATCACTTAGAAAAGCCTATACTAGAAGTCAAGAATGAAAAAGATGATGAAAGTGATATGTTTGGCGAAGCCAAAATTATACAGAAAGAGGATTGGCAAGAAGAAAGATTTAACACTTTAAAAGACTTAAAAGATAAACTACCAGAACAAGACTACAATTTGTTGGTAAATTATCTTGATAGCAAAAAAGCTTTAGAACAAACAAGGCTAAGTAACAAGAAAAAACAATTAATCGATAGTCACGGTAGTTTAGCAGCTGAGGTATACTTAGGGAAAAACATAGATGTAAAGCTTTCGTCTAGCGATATAACAAATAAAACAGTAAATACTCTAAGAAGAGAAAGACAAGATCTTGACACAATTGGTGGAGATTTAATTAGAAGTTATAAGCAAGATATTTCTGTTCTAAATAAAAGATTTGACAACATAAACACCATGATGAAAAACGCAGGTTGTGGTGTTAAAGTCATTGGTGAAGGAGATGATGCTACTGTTGTTGTTCAGCATCCAGATGAAAATGTTAGATTAAAATATCAAAAGAAGCTAGAAGACTTGATGAGTCAAAGCAAAGTAATAAACAACGGTTTTGACACAGCTTGGGGCGAGTATAATACTAAAAATGATTCTTGGATTAAAGCTCACGCTGACATTCTTGGTGAAGAAGAGAAACTAAATGCTTTGGTTAGCAAAGACTACGACAAGACTAAAATACTTTGGCAAGACTTTTTTGATGGTTTTAGATCTTTTGGTTATAATATACCAGCTGGTTTTGGTAGTGAAGAGTTTCAAAGAAGAGCGCAAAGCAAGAATGCTGGTAAGGCATATACGATGACAAAGCTAACTGTAGATCAAGCTTCGGAGCTTGGCGATCAAGCGTTCAACGTGAAAAGAACTATGGCTCAGCAAGGAGCAAACACTGTTATAGCTATAAGCTCAAGTTACCTTTTACCAGGTAGTACGTTCCTTGGTATCTCAGCTTCAACCTGGGGTACAGCTAGTGCTTTTGGACTTAGCTCTTTTGGTGGAAAAAAGGTTGAGCTAATTACTAGAAACGAACAAGCGGAAAAGGCGGAAAAAACAAAAATAGAGTTAAAAGAAGCTTTTGACAAAGGCTTGATAACAGACTACGAATCCTACAGGGATAGCATGATAAACTTAAATAAAACAATATCATTAGGTGGTTTGTCACGATTGCAAATAAATAGCGCGTCTGGTATAAGTGGTATTGTTGAAGGTGGTACTATGCTATTTCTTGGTGAGGCTACAAATGCTTTAAAACTTAAAGGTTTACTAGGTGGACAAACGTCTGGCGCTGGTAGTGAGATGTTGAAAAGTGGCTATCGAAGACTTTTTGATTTCACGATAGGAACAGGTAAGATGATAGGTGGTGAAATAGTGGAAGAATTAATAGTTCTAGGTGGAGACACACTTGGTGATAAAATTATTCTTGGAGATGACGTTGATTTAAACGAACTTGGATCAGAGGCTAAAGAAACTATTTTTAGTACTGTTGTTTCAGCTACTCCAACATCTGCATTTGGTAATGCTGTCAATCAAGTGAGAAATCATTTAGGTAGTTCAAGTGATAGAAGCACTTGGTTTAATGAAGTAAAACCAGAGCTATTTAGAATCGATGAAGCAATGAAAGCGCTAGATCCTAGCGATCCAAAGTACGATCGTAAAATGAAGGTGCTACAAAACAACTACTTAGGGCAAATTGAAAAGATGGCTAACCTAAGCTCAGAGCAAGCGGTTAATGCTCTAGCTTTATTAGATCAGTTTGGAGCTGAGTCTGCTCAAGATATTATAATGAACCAAAATAATCTGCAGGATTTATATCAGCAAGCAGGTGTTGACGTTGGTGATAGCGACGCTGAAATAGAGCAAAAGCTAAACGATCACATGGACGGAATGGACAGTGAGGAAAGAGCAAACTTTAAAACAAACTTAGATTTAACTAGAAAAGCTATTGATGTTAGAGACAACGTAGATTATGGAAATCCAAAAGACGCTACAAAATACGATGTCGATAAAGACGGAAATGTTAGTGGAGGTTTTATATGGAACACGTTTGGAGCTAAGGGCTTAGCTAAGGCAGAGGCTTTATCTAAAAAAGATCCTGGTTTTAAAGACCTATCAGCTAAAGAACAGGCAAGACAAGTTTTTGATGCTATGCAAGCTTCAGACCAAGCTCAAGCGGTTAGAGAAGCTAAGAAAGATAAGAAAATTGTTGAAGACGTAGAAAGGGAAGTATACAAAGATAAAGATGGTAATGGTATAACAAAAGCAGAGTGGCTTGAGCAGAATAATAGAAAAAGAGTTCCTAGCGATTTAAAAGCAAAAGAAGATTCGTTTTTTAACATGGTTGCTAACTTTGTTCAGTCTAGAAAAGCAGAAGCTTTAGTTTTAAAAACAAAAGCTGACGTAAGCACAAAAGCTATACTTCAAGATAAAAGACTTTCAGATTTAACTGTTGAAGAGGCTAATGGATCACAAGACCTAGAGCTAAAGATACAACAACAAGTTGAGCAAGGTAATATATCTCAAGAGAAAGCTGATCAACTTATAAAGGGTGTAAAAGACGGTAAGGTTAAAGCGGCTATTGTAGGTAATCAATATATAACAACAGAGAAAGAGGCTACAGAAGCTGCTATAGAAAGTGGCGATTTATTAGCTGGTACAGCAATGTCTCATGAGATAGGTCACTTTATAGATGACACGGCTATGAACGCTGAAGAGCGAGATGGTTATGCTAATAACTTACATGATTACATATCTGCGGAAATGCCTAGCATTCACGATCAAGTTATAAAACATAATAACAAGTTAAGCGGTGATGCTAGATATGATGAAAGCAAAAACTTTGAAGATCAAACAAGTGAAGCTAAAGATGAATATACTAAGAGGGCTCAGGACGTGCTACAGTTTGAATCTAACGCTAGACATAAACAAAAAATACAAAACCAATCACAGACTGGATTTTTAAACAAAATGAGAGGTGTTGTTGGTGGGCAGTTTAATATAAACAATGCTAATGACGCTGCGGCTTGGATGGGTAGTTACTTGACTGGTTTTGAAAACGGTGAGGTTGGTGAGTTACAAAAAAGAAAGCTAGATAATAAAAAGAATCAAGAAAATGTAGATTCAAAAGGTTATAGAGCTTCTAGCAACTTGCAAGAAAGATTAGATCAAAACTTTGGAACAGATGCTACGTCGGCAGACGCGGCTAGTTTAGCTACAGATATGTTAATGCGAAAACCAGATGGGTCACCAGTTGACGGCACCATATTAGAGTCTGAGCTTGCGCAAAACGTAGGTGGTTTAGTAGAGAGTATAACTAAAAAACTATTTGACCCTATAGCACCAGATGCTAGAAAAGGAATATCAAGAAATGAATTTAAGGAATCTGTAGTAACAAAGGCTTGGGAAATAATGAGCAAAGGTTACAATCCAAGCAAAATGTCTTTAGATAAATATGTTTCTTTCCTACTTAATGAAAGATCAAAAGATATAGCTAGAGAACTTGGTGTTGAATCTACAACAGAATACGGTGGTAGAGGTATAGATGTAAACATAGATGATGCAAAGGGTATAGAATCTGACTTTACAGCTGAAGACGCTTTTGAGCAGGAGTCTGAAAAAATAACAAACCCAGATTTACCGTTAACAGAAAACTTAGATATATCTGAAGAGAATAGCAATGTAATAAACGAAACTGTCAACAGAGCTGTTGGTGTAGAACTACCAGCTATAGACAAGCAGGTTTCAAAAAATAAGTTTACAACACCTTTTATATCTGCGCTTAAGAAAGTTTTTGGCACTAAAAATGGACCTATACATAAAGCAATACTAAATACTATAGGTAAAACAAAAGCAGATGTTGAAGCTTTCTTAACAGATCCAAAAAACAAAGGGTCTATATTAAGATCAGCTCCTACAAGTTGGCTAGCTAAAAACATGCCATCAGCTGTTCAGAAGTCTGTTGGTGGAACAAGAGTTAAAAACGCAGATGGAACAACTAAGTTCATGCCTAATTGGACTAGTGATTGGCAAGGTCAAAAAATAGATAGATGGAATGCTAACGACGTTGGCCCATATAGAGGTAATACTTCTGGGCCGCAAGTCATGAGAAGACATCCAGCTGCAGACTCTAAGGTTACAAACGCGGAAATGCTTAGCAACTTTGCTAAAGGAGAGACAATGACAGATATTAGACGTAACGGACTGGATAAGCTATCTATGATGTTAGGTCAAGAATATGGACTAGAGGTCTTTAAAAACGATCTAAACAATGAAGGTCCAATATCTGAAACGTTTAAAGGTAGACAAGAGTTATTCGATAGAGTATTAGCTGAAAATTACGTTGAAGAAATAGGTAGGCAAATCGAAAGAGGTACCGCTAAGTTTAGCGAAACAGGCGAGTCTAGCCAAAATATAGTTGGTGATGCTATTATGTTTGAAGTAAACGACATGCTTAAGGACATCGCTTCTAAATACAATAAAAAAACAGGAGGTACTACAGAGCTCGATCAAATGCTTGAAGGTCGCAACCCAGAAGCTGTCGCCGCGTTTAAAACCTTAGGACTATATGACATGTTTGGTAAAACAAAGAGGTTCATGGATACGGTTAAAGAAATGGACTGGGGCGATAGATATGCTGATCAAATGAGCGACTATAAAGAGAACGCTCATAGTAAAATGCCAGCGAGCCATAAAGAGTCATACAACAATCTTGTCTTAAAAATGATTGATGTTTGCCCACCTAAGCTTTTAGATGTATTAGGTTATGAATTCTTTGGATTAAACAATCATAGAATGCTTGATGGCGCAGAGACAAAGCAAGACGGTAGTCAAGGCAAGTACTTCCCTACAAGACAAAAACTTCAAAATAAAGCTAATCAAAAAGGCGGTGAGTTAAACCTACCATTTGATCCCAATGGTATAGAGATAATGAACTCTAAGAAAGGTTTAATGAATGATGTACAAAGCATCTTAAACGAAGATATTACAGCTGACGAAAAGAAGAAAAAACTAGAAAAGTTACAACCTAGAATGGATGCCGCTAACGCTAATAATAAGAAAGCTTTAGCGTGGATGCTTGGGGAAATGGGTAAAGAAGTTGCTAAAGATAAAAGCTTATCTCTTGGTCTTGCTGTATTTCAACAAACAGCTACAAACAACGTGAACGGCTTTAGAGGTCTTACTGATTTAGGTATGATTAAAGTAATGGACGGATCACAAGCTCCATACGTTACACCTAACGGAAAACCTACAAACTCTAAAACTTCTAAAGTAAAAGGTGAGCTTGTAGCAAACCAAGTAAATAGAAATCACCCAGATTTTCAGAGAGCATTTGAAATGGCTAAGGGAGATGAAAAGAAGATTGGCGAACTACTTTCTAACAAAGGAGAGCATATAGATCCTAGCGCTCCATTACAGTCTAAACTATTAAAGAATACATTAGACTTAGCTACTAGATTAGCGGAGGCTAGACCAGAAGATCAACAGCAAATAATAAATGAATTCTACGCTGACACTCAATTAGAGCTAATAAACTTTGATCAAAGTCTAGGGCCAAAAATAGATTCTGACACTCAAGATTCACGTTTAGGTTCTACAAGTCAAATAGGTTATTCAAGAAATTTAGCTATATCTCCTGAGTTAAAAAACTATGTAGACGTAAAACAGGGTGGCGACGTTGTAAGTTTGATAAACCAAAAAGCCACTGAGTTAACACAGAGGTTAGGGCAAGAGGTTAGGCTTAATCTTCAGAACATGGATAAAGCTAAGGAAAACGTAAAACTTTCAGAAGGTGAATCTGTAGGTGCTTCAGTATTTGATTTTGACGAAACGTTAATTGATAAAGGAGAAAATACTATTATAGCAACCAAAGGAGATCAGACTGTTACTATTAGCTCTGGTGACTGGCCTATACTTGGGCCACAGTACGCTGCCCAAGGCTTTGACTTCAACTTTGACGATTTTATAAATGTTAGAGGCGGTGTAGAAGGACCGTTAATGCAAAAGTTTAGAAATCAAATAGCAAAGTACGGAACAGATAACGTATTTATACTAACAGCAAGACCAGCTGAGGCGGCACCAGCGATACAAGCTTGGCTTGATTCTCAAGGTATAAGCCTGCCGTTGAAAAACATAACAGGTTTAGGTGATAGTAGGGGTGATGCTAAAGCTCAGTGGTTTGTAGATAAGTACGCTGAAGGCTATAACGACATGTACTTTGTAGATGACGCTAAGCCAAACGTAGACGCTGTACAACATGTGTTTGATCAGTTTGATAACAAAGGTAAAGCTGTGTTAGTAAGAAACAGCGAGAGTAGTGCTAACCCTAGTTTAGATTTTAACAACATACTAGAAGAAGTTACGGGTGTAGAAAGTTTTAAAGAGTTTTCTGAAGCAAAAGCAAGGCAAAGAGGTAAAGACAAAGGAAGATTTAGGTTTTTTATACCTCCATCAGCAGAAGATTTTAAAGGTTTATTATATAACTTTTTAGGTAAAGGAAAACAAGGTGAAGCACAATTTAGCTTTTTCAAACAAGAGTTAATTGATCCGTACGCTAAAGCACAAAGACAGATCGACGCGGCGCAGCAATCTATAAACAGAGATTACAAAACTATTAAAAAGCAGCATAAGCCAGTTATTAAAAAGCTAAGAAAGAAAATACCTGGAACAGAGTTTACTTACGATCAGGGTGTTAGAATTGCTTTATGGGATAGAGCAGGTTTTGATATACCTGGATTATCGCCTACAGATAAAAATAAAGTATTAGCTGCTTTGGGTAAAGAAGGTGATGTTGTGGCTTACGCGAATGATTTAAGCTTGATAACCAAGCAGCCCGATGGTTACCTTGCTCCTGGAGAGTTTTGGGTGACAGAAACTATAGGATCTGACCTAAACAAGCTAACACAAGAGGTTGGTAGAGAAAAATACTTAGAACCCTTCAAACAAAAAAGATCACAAATATTTGGAGATTGGCAAGGTAAAAAACTTGTTGGACCGAATATGAATAAAATAGAAGCTATATACGGCACTAGATTTAGAGAGGCTTTGACAGATATGTTGTGGCGTATGGAAAATGGTACTAATAGAACCTTTGGCGATAACAGATTGGTAAATTCGTTTGCTAACTGGATCAACAATTCAGTTGGTGCTATTATGTTCTTTAACGCTAGATCAGCCGCGCTACAAACACTGTCTACGGTTAACTTTATTAACTTTGGTAATAATAATGTATTTGCAGCTGCTAAAGCTTTTGCTAATCAAAAACAATATTGGTCTGACTTTTCAATGTTATTTAACTCTGACATGTTAAAGCAAAGACGAGCTGGTTTAAAATCAGATATAAATCAAAGTGAAATAGCTGCGGCAGTCGAAGCGTCAGGAGGTAATCCTAAAGCGGCGCTACAGTATCTATTAAAAATAGGTTTTTTACCAACACAAATAGCGGATAGTTTTGCTATAGCAGCTGGTGGTGCTAGTTTCTACAGAAATCAAGTTAAAGCGTACACGAAAGACGGTATGTCAAAAGCAGATGCAGAAGCACAAGCTATGATCGACTTTCAAGAAATAGCAGAAGAAACTCAGCAGTCATCAAGACCTGATTTAATATCACAACAGCAAGCCTCTGCTTTAGGTAGATTTATACTAGCTTTCCAAAACACTCCAATGCAGTACGCTAGGTTAACTAAAAAAGCTGCGTTAGACTTAATAAACGGTAGAGGCGATGCTAAACAGCATATATCAAGAATAATATACTACGGCGCTGCTCAAAATATTATATTCTCTAGTCTACAATCAGCTATGTTTAAATTCATGTACGATGAAGATGAGGAAGCAGAAGATAAGGCTAAAGCTAGAATGGCTAACAGTGTTGTTGATAGTTTCTTGAGAGGTACAGGTGTTTACGGAGCTATTGCAGCTACGTTTAAAAACATGATAATTAAATTTATAGAGCAAGATAAACGTGGGGGCCAAATGGATCAAGGTAGAGTTTTAGTAGAAATGTTAAACCTATCGCCACCTGTTGGATCTAAGGCTAGAAAGTTATACTCTGGTTTAACAACGTACAAATTTAATAAAGAAGAGATGTACGAGATGGACAAGCTTGATATTGATAATCCAATGTGGCAAACTGTAGGTAATACAGTCTCTGCTATTACAAACGTTCCAATGGATAGAGCAGTTAATAAAGTTAGAAACATTAAAGAAGCTTTAAACCAAAATAACGAAGCGTGGCAACGTGTGGCTATGATGATGGGTTGGAACACTTGGGATGTTGGTGTTAAAAATCAAGATCTTTTAGAATCTGGTAAAAGAATAAGAGATGCTAAAAAAGAAGATAAGAAAAGAAAAAGAGCAGAAGAAGTAAGAAAAGCTGAAGAAGAAAGAAAAAAGAAAGAAGCAGCTATGACTCGCTGTACCGCTAAAACCAGAAAGGGTAAAGGCCCACAATGTAAAAACTTAACAGAAAATAAAAACGGTAAATGCTATGCACATCAGTAAAAAACTATTAATAATACTAACATTTATAATAGCTTCTTGCGCAACTCCTAAAGAGTGTTGCTCACAAGTATTAAAGAAAGCTTTTAAGTTTTCTACTTTCTACGCGGCTGTAAACGGCGGAACATCTATATCAGATATAGAAACTTTTTCTGTTACAGATGGCTTACAAACATCGACAGTTAAAACGCCATACGATTACAATGTGGCTTTTGGAGTACGTAAAATAGCTAGATTTGGTTATGAAAACAGAGCTAATACTTTCTATGATGGAACTGAAGACTCTTGGTCTGATGCGGCGACGCTTGGTAAAATGAACGGTCTAGAGTTTTTGTTTGAAGTAGATTTAAAAAGACAGGAAGGTATAGAGTACTTAGATCAACATCACTTTTTGAGATATGTTAGGCCAATGTGGTTAACTAAAGTAGAGTATCTAGTGGATGGTTTTGCGGACGTAGAATACTATGAAGCGTCACAAAGATTTAGATACAAATTAAACGACAAACTTTCTTTTAACGTAGGAGGAGTTACTAGGTTAGCGGAGCCCTACGGTTTTGATCCTTTAGATGAGTGGTTATTGGAAACAGGTGACATACATTATACTTATTTAGCACTACAGCAAGGCTACAATGTAAATGTATATGAAGGGGAATATTTTGATCCTAATGGAAACTTAGTAGCGACAAGTAAAGATGTCTGGGAATCTGTAATTATACCAAATATACTAGCTACTTATGTGGAAGAGCAAAGAGACGCACTAAAAGAAGAGTGGAACCACTCTATAGTTCTTGGATTTGATTACTATACTTATTCAAAGAAATCATGGCTACATGCTTGGGCAAACTTAATGCCTTACCACTACGAAATGAAGTCTACGTACTCTTATCATAACTTTGTAGGTGGACAATGGTATGATTATTCAGGCGGATTAATTTGCGGCTGGAAAATCAATAAAAACCTAGGAGCTTTCGTAGAGGGTAAATATAACAAGTACTGGAATAGAACTTGGTACGATTTTAAATTTGGTATTAACTACATAATATTTTAAAAATGAAAAAAGAAATTTGCAACTTAATTAAGTTTTTAACGTTTGGCAAGGTGTGCTTAGGACACTGCTCCAGTAAATGTAAAAAGTAAAATGGGGTATAGACAAAAAGAATTCGGTGGATTTGTTAAGCCTCCTTTACAAGGAAAAAAGGGTTTATGGGCTAACATGCATGCTAAAAGAGCGAGAGGTGAATCTCCCGCAAAGCCTGGTGATAAAAATTACCCTACTGACGAAGCGTTAAAAGAATCACAAACGCCAGCTGCGATGAAGAAATGTAATTGCTGGGACGGATACAAGCGTGTTCCTGGAACTAAGCCTTGTGCTCCTGGTAGTTGTCAAAAAAAATAAAGTTATGGCATACGATAAAAAAACAGAACCACTAAAAATTACTGAAAAAGCTTATAATAAGCGAAATAAAAAAATGCGCTCAGAGCATAAAAGTGAAACTGGTAAAACACTAGGTAAACGACAAACTAGCGGTAAAGACAGTCGTAGAGTTTCTTTCGCTTGTAGATTCGCGGGCATGAAAGGTAGTATGAAAACAGCTAAGGGAGAACCTACTCCTTATGCTATGGCGTTAAAAAAATGGGGCTTTGGTAGCAGAGAGGCTGCAGCTAAATTTTGTAGAGCAAATAAAAAATCATAAGTTAAAATGGCAAAAGAATTAAATGAAAACACTAGCTTTAAGGTTAGTATTCAAACGTTGATAGGCATAGGGTTTGCTATGGCTACTATTATTGGTATGTGGTTTGCACTGCAAGCTGATATAGCTGACGCTAAAGAGCTTCCCACTCCGGATGTTACCCGCATGGAGTTTGACATGAAGGACCAAAACGTTCGACAAACTATCATGACTACGCAAGAAGATGTTAAAGAGATAAAAGACGACATCAGACGTATAGAAGATAAGATAGACCAGTTAAGATGAAAAAGATATGTATAGCAAACTACCTGTACGTACTAATAATGATATTAGTATTTACAGCATCAACAGCTTATGGTCAGATTAAAGTCATACACTTTAACGCTGGCTGGAACTCAGCTAACGATGTTGAGTGGTTCGATAAAATATCAGACGCTGGTAAGAAAAGTTTAAGTATAGACGACACAGAAATACAAAAAAAATATGCTATTGCTATTGTACCTACTATCATTGTTTTTGATGATGACGAAGAAGTCAAACGGTTTCAAGCAGACTTAAGTTTTAAAATGGCTGCTACTAGAGAAGAAGTACAAGATTATATTGAAGAACTAATAATGAGTAAATTTTAATGAAACATTTAATCACACTAATATTTTGCGTTAATATAGCGTTTGCACAGTGCCCTAACGGCACTTATTTAGACATTATAATAAACCCAGATCAATATCCAGAGGAGACGTCTTGGCTTATACTAGATAGCAACCTAGATACTGTTGTTACTGGAGGCCCTTATGATAATATAGTAGACTATTCACCTCAAGTAACTCAGCTTTGTGTGCCTAATGGTGATTACGAATTTGTAGTGAGCGATGGATATGGAGATGGTATGCAAGGTAGTTTATGGGGCGGACAAGATGGCTCGTACTACCTAGTAAGATGCAACGACACAATAGTTGAAATAGATTCAGCTAATTTTGGCTTTGCTGCTTACCATGGTTTTACAGTAGATGACTGCGCTCCACCACCACCTATTTATGGTTGCATGGATAATAGCTTTGTAGAGTTTTTACCAATAGCAACATTAGACACAGGTATGTGTTTAACCCCTAAAGTCTTTGGATGCACCGACTCACTAGCTTATAATTATGTAGACTCTGCTAATACAGACATATTAGTAGACAGTTGCACTCACACGTTAGAGTTAACAGACTTAGCTGGCAATGGTTGGGCTGGAGCGTATCTACAGGTATTTCAAGGTAACAACTTCTTAGGTGTATTTACTCTTGATGATGGATTTGATACTACGTTTACATTTGAATTAAGCATACTAGAACCTATTAGTGTTAAGTTTAATATAACACAGCAGTCGCAGTTTACGTCAGTGCAATGTGGTTATAGTGTGTACTCAGAAGAGCACGTGGCTATTGATGCGCCCGGCGGCTTCGCTAGTCCACTAGTACCTTTCATAATAGTAGAAGGCATGCCTTATTGTGGAGATGATTGTATTGAAAGAATTTATGGCTGTACAGATACTCTAGCTTTAAATTATGATAGTTTAGCTAACACAGATGATACCACGTGCTATTATTTAGCTGGCTGCACAAACCCTATATATTTAGAATATAACTTAGCAGCTGACTTTGACGATGGTAGCTGTCAGACTTTGATAGTTTTAGGCTGTATGGACTCTACAGCTTTAAACTATGATCCACTAGCAAACACAGAACTACAGGGATCTTGTATATCTGTAATAGAGGGTTGTATGAATCAGTTGGCATTTAACTACAATCCTAATGCCAACGTTGACGACGGTAGTTGTATACCACTTTATTACGGTTGTACTGATGCTACAATGTATAACTATGATTCCAACGCAAACACAGATGATGGCAGCTGTATTCCTTTTGTATTTGGTTGTACAGACTCAACAATGTTTAATTATAACCCATTAGCTAATAGTGATAATAACTCTTGTATACCTTACATATTTGGTTGCACAGATCCTTCTATGCTTAATTATAACCCAGAAGCAAACACGGAGGATTTTAGTTGTATTTCTTATTTGTATGGGTGTACGGATAGTACCGCTATTAATTTTGACTCATTGGCTAACACGGATAACGGCTCATGTATTGAGGTTGTTGAGGGCTGCATGGATCAATCAGCATATAACTACGATTCATTTGCTAACGTTGACGACTCTTTATCTTGTCTCTATGCTGCTAACTGTATTACTGGTCCAGGAAATCCTTATTGGTTAAACGATGAATGTTACGAGTGGGTTATTGATGTAGACAACTATTGCTGTGAAAACGAATGGGACGATATATGCCAGCTTACATACGACTATTGTGATGGCACTTGGACAGGTCCTATGCCTAGAAGGCTAGTAGAAAGAGAGTTAATATCAATTACTGATGTACTAGGTAGACCATCAAAAGTAATTAAAAACACAGTATTATTCTTTAGATACAACGATGGAACTGTAGAACGAAAACTTATAAAATGAAGTTTATAGGTGCGTTCATACAAAACTTAGTAGCTAGATTTAAAAATGACGTCTACTTAGAAGATATAGCTGCTGGAACTATAGCGAGTGGTGGTAACCTAGGCTTAGACTCAAACAATAAAATAGTAAAAGCTGCAGAAGTTGGAAGCTCTGTAGATTTAACTAGTGAGGTTACTGGCATTTTACCTGTTGCCAACGGTGGTACAGGTCTTAATAGTATATCTACACTACTTAATTCAAACACAACTAAGTCAGACGTAGATTTAGGCAACGTTGAAAATACAGCTCTCTCTACGTACACTGGTAACGGTGGGGCTTTAGACAATCAGTACATAGCCAATGGAGCTGGTTATACTACTAATACAGGAACTATATCTTCTATTAGACTAGCGACAGATGATAGTAATGTAACCAATGTTACCTCAGGTTCTGTAAGTTGGGTTTTAGCTGGAGGAACTGGTATAGATACCTCTCAAGCTCAAGGTGGTACATTTACGGTCGCGGTTGATGCCAGTGAAGTAGATCATGACTCGTTATTAAACTTTGTAGCAGAAGAGCATTATCGTTGGGACACAGACATAAGTGGGACAGCTACAATAAATGCGGCTAACATACCTACATTAAATCAAAACACAACAGGTACAGCTGCAGGTTTATCTTCGTTATTAGCTGTCGGCAGCGGTGGTACAGGGGCTACATCCTTAACATCAAACTCTATACTAACAGGTAATGGTACATCTGCGATTCAAGCTGAATCAACGTTATCTTATGATGGCGAAATACTTGATATTGGAGCTGATGACGAAGGGGCTGCTACTATAAGAAGATTAAGGCACACTGATGAATTTGGCGGAGATTTATATGTAAGAGGTGGCGATGCTACTGGTACTGATAAAAATGGAGGTAATTTACAGTTGTTTGGTGGTAGAGCAACTGGTAGTGGTGCTGGTGGTGGCGTGATAATACAAGCTGGAGAAACAAACGCTAGTAGTTCAACTGCACTTAGAGGAACTAATGTGATAGCTAGCTTTAGAGCTGATGGAGATACTCTTTTACAAGGTAACCTTATATTTGAAGGGTCAGTTCCAGACGTGCACGAAACAACTTTTAGTATAACAAATCCAACAGGTGATAGAACAATAACAGTTCCTGACGAAGATGTAGATTTAGGAGAGGTTAATCATCACTTTGATTATCTACATATAAACTTGTTTATGTCAGCTGCCAGCGCTAATCAATACATGAGTTATGGCGGTCACTACAACTTTAATATTGGCGCTACAGCTTATTCAGATGGTGGTGGTGTAGTTAATAAAAATAGCTCGAAGTGGAGCCATTATCAAGCTATAACAGCTTGTAGTATACACACAGTTATGTACAACTTTACAGATACTGGTGGTGGTAGTGGTGATGATTACGTCTTTGAGCTTTGGGAAATTGTACCTGGTAGCGGATCGTCTGACAATACAACTAATTTATTAAAACAATATTCTATAACAGGAAACGCTAGTGCTAATTACCTACATACAGCCACCGATACTACTGGTTACGCGCTTGCGGCTGGCTCCCAGTTATTACCAGTAATAAGAAAAAATACCGCTTGGTCTGGCACTATATTTGGAGACATAACAATTAAATTTAGATACTAATGGCAAAGGGAGATTATACAGATAGTAATACTAAGGCAAGATATAAGGCTTTAATTAAGAAACCAGCGTCAACACCTACTAAGGTGACAATAGCTAGTGACGAGCTTAGAACTAGAGCTGAGATACTAGATATGGTAGAAGAGTTGTTTGTATCTGAAGTAGACGTTGGTGGTGGATTAGAGTTTAATCCACAAATAGATAACGAAGCTTTAAGAGCTTTTTTACACATGTTAGCTAAAAACGTTGTTAACACGTCTGATGATGGTGAAGGGATAACCACAACTCAAGCTAATGCTATTACAGCGAACACAGCTAAAACAGGTATATCAACCAGCCAAGCTAGCGCTATCACAGCTAACACAGCTAAGCGCGATGCTACTGATATATACTTTCCTGTAGTTTGTAACATGTTAAACGCTAACTTAGTTAACAAGCAATACGTTCCTTTCTCTGACGGTATTACTGAAAGCGCGGCTGCTACAAGTCCTAGAAATGTATTTGTTGCCCCTTGTTCTGGTCAAATTAAAAGTATTCATATAAGCTCGCCTAACAGTACGCTTAGCGGTGGTAAAGCACAAATTCTCACTGCTACATTTGAAAAAACCCCTAACAGTAGTACTACACTAGAAACGCACGGAACTATTAGCTTACTTACGGCTGCCGGCAATAACCTTATAGAAGGAGATTTTGCTTTAAATCCACTCAATAAGGGTGCAAGTTTGTCTTTTGTGAAAGGAGATAGACTGCTAGTTGGATTAGACTTTGCAAACAATCTACCTACAGGAAATAAAAATTACTACGTTACAGTAGTGTTTAAATTAAACCAACCTAACTTAGATTAAACTATGGCAAACGCACAAATAAATATAACAAACGAATCAGCTACAAACTTGCTAGCTAAAGATGCTACTAAAAGCACCGCTGTTATAAAAAGCGTGTTAATAGCTAATGCGGATGCATCTGACGTTAATGTAAACTTATACATAGAAAAAGCTGATGGAACCATACACTACATAGTTAAAGGCGTTTTAGTTAAAGCTACAACTACTTTTTATTACGATTCACCTATAGAGTACAACGCTGAGATTTTTGATTTAAAAGTACTTGCTGATGAGGTTGGTGGATCATCGCCCAGCGTTAGTGCTTTTTTAACTTATACTATAAACAATAAGATATAATGAATAAAATAAGTAAACACGTAAGTTACAAAGAAGGTGTTCACAGTAACACCGCCACAAGAAGAGGTATAGACAATACTCCTACAGATGACCACTTACATTTTATGGAGATTATCGCTAAGGAAGTATTTGAGCCGCTAAGAGAATGGGTTGGTGGACCTATAAAAATAAACAGCTTTTATAGATCACCTAAACTAAATACAGCTATAGGTGGAAGTGCTACGTCGCAGCATTGTAAAGGCCAAGCTATGGATATTGATGATACATTTGGTCATAAGACTAATGCTGAAATGTTTGAATGGATTAGAGAGAACCTAGACTTTGATCAAATGATATGGGAGTTTGGAGACGATGATAATCCTAATTGGGTACATATTAGTTATGTGTCTGAAAGTAAAAACAGAAATAGATGCTTAAAAGCATATAAAGAAAACGGAAAAACTAATTACAAAATAATATAACTATGTTTAAAATGAAAGGATCATCTTTCTACGGAAAGACTTTAAAATGCCATTCTGATTCACCTTTAAAGCAGGGTGATTTAGCTGTTTCTACAGCGAGTAGAGATTTTAAAAAAGCTGAAACAACATCTTACAAAAATGCTTTAGATGAAGAGCAGAAAGCCGCAGAAGAATCTGAAAAAGCAAAATCAGAAGCTATAGACAGTGTAGCTAGCAGCGCTGCTGAGGCCTTAACTCATCTTGACAGTAAAAAATAATAAAAAAAAGGAGGGCGCAATGCCCTCCTGTGATTATGCTGCTACAGCATTCTTTTGTTCTTGTACTTCGACTCGGACTTGCTGAGCTAGATTTTTGACATTTTGCATTGTCTTCCTAATTCTAGTTCCAGCTGATTTATTTCCGTCGTTAAACTTATCTAAATCATCAATTCCTTTTTCTAATGTTACTAACATTTCATTGTACAATTTTGTTACATCATTCATAATAAATAAAATTAAATTAAACTACTTCACAGTTGCCACCAGCGCAAGCAAGCTCACCCGATAGATCTGTGTTATCGTCCATCTCAATAACCTTCGTTAAATCAACTTCAGATAATACTTTAGACATTTCATTAAACTTGGCTTCGTCAATGTCTTCAAACGGAGCCTGCGTGTACGTACCGCCGTTATAAGGTAGTACTGAAAGACCGTTGTAATGATCTCTATTCTCCCACATCCATTTTCCAGCTCTTTCCCATTCATTTTCTTTTAAAGAAATAGTAGCCGAAACATTATGGCTGTTAGATCCTTTTCTATGACCAGCTTTCACCCACTCAGTAGCAACGCGCTTCACCCTCTCAAGTGTGTCGAATGGTGATTCAGTCCTTAGTATTGATCCATTAGGAGCTTTTTGAGGTACAGATATTACAGCTGTATCATGAGGTCTGAAGAACTCGTCTTCAATTAACTCAGGGTGATGTACAGATAAATACGTATATATAGCCTCATTCTTCCCCACGCGCATTCTACGGACATAATAATCATTATGCCACGCGTGAATACCCGATGATGTTCCTAGCACCAGAGATGTTGTCCCTGCGGGTTTCACAGTTGTACATCTAGCGCTCTTGTTTATACCTATAAGCTTTGCAACTTTAGCGTTTTCATTCTTAACAATATCAGCAGCCTTACTCATATCACAATTTAAAACAGCTCCAGAGCCTATGCCTGTCATTGACACTCCTATTAAAGCATCTTTTTCAGTGGTATCTTTCCATATTTCACGCAAATAGTGAAAGTCTGTGTAACCAGCTTGCAGCGTGCCTATAAATGCGGCTGCTTTAACTCTAGCCTCGAAATCTTCTTGTGACTTAATATCTGAGACATTAACTTCACAAAGGTTACAAAACTGAAAAGGCCTAAGAGCAATCTCGCAACATGGGTTGGTTCCCCAATCTTTATCATTATTCAAATATATACCAGGCTCACCGGCACCAGATAGCTCAACACGCTTCCATAAGTCCATAAAAAACTGTTCAGTAATTTTGTGTCTCATAAGCACGGCAGAGTTATTAGCTCGTCCACGCTGTGGATCTGTTTCCCACCAATTACCTGATTTACAAGCAATCATTTCTTCGTCGTAAGCCGAAAATAAACTAATAAGAGCTGCTCGGCGAATACCGCCAGCAAGCACAGCATCAGCAATGTAGCAGATAATATCGTGTACTTCAATAGAAGTAAGCTTTGAACCATCTTGTTTTGCATTTAATATTCCCTCCACTTTGATTAAACATTCTTTTAATGGCTGAGGTCCCGGGGCTTTACCGCCAGAGGTCACTAGTCTAGCGCCTTTAGGTCTTATATCTGTATAGTCAAATATAATTTTTGAAGATCTTTTATCTCCTAAATAAGATTTAACTAAAACCTTAACAGCGTCAGACCAACCTTCAATACTATCACCAATAACAAAACGTCTACTACGTTTTTCAAACGGTTTAATAATAGCTGGTAGTTGTTTGATGTGATGTTGCTGCACTGAGTAGCCAACGCCACAGCCAGACAAAAGTAAAAACATTATTTCATTAAAAGCATCAACACTATCAGCAGGCAAATAGCTACAGTTATATAAGCGATTAGGTGATATTTCAATGGGCTTGCCTGCGAACTGTAATGATCGCATGCTTGGCAAAATCTTTTTATCATAAACATAATTATATGCTTCATCTATTTGTTCTGTTAAGTGAGGGTATTTCTTTTTGTGCATTGCTATATTTCTGTCTACAAGCTCTGCCCAAGTTTCCCGGCGATTTAACTCCGGGATATACTTGGCATATTTCATGTGGACAGTAATGTCTGAGAGGATATTGTTCATTTATTTAGTTTTTATATATAGTTAGACATACGTCAAAAAATGGCACGTATAATACATGGTTTGTTTTAAAGTCTTCGTCATAGGTTCTAAAACCAAATAGTATACCAGTGTATACCCCGAAGCTTAATTCCCAATTATCGTTCATTGTTTTTTAATATTAAGTTAATAGTTTCATCACAGTCTTTTTGATTCTGAGGCTTATATAAAGTTACACAAGGAAGGTTTACTTTTACGTACTTTTTAAACATTTTCCATCGCATTGGAAAACTTTCGTTAGCACGGCCCTTGCATTCTATAATAAATTTACTACCTATAAAATCAGGTGTGTATTTTACTGGTAATATTTTTTTATTACCACGGTTTTTATATTCACCTTTTCCGTTAGACTGTTTTTCATAACAGCTTTGATCAAATTCAAAGCCTTCCTGTATTACATAAGTCTTGCCTTCGTACTCAGCTTTTACCTTAGCTTTTTTCAGGGCTAGATACATATATTTCTCTAGCCCCGAAGCAAACTGTATTCCGTCAAACGTAACTTTTTTAGCTCTTACAGGTCCGCGCTTTTTAGATCGTTTCTTTTTCATCAGCAAGTTCTTCACGTGCAGTCTGTATGTACAGAATAGCATCCATTAATTCTTCTTGTATATCGTTTAAATATGCAGCTAAATCTTTTACACCAGAAGTTCTTTCACTGTGTAATGTTTGGCCATACTTTTGATAACCAACATTAGATCGCTCAACAAACTTGTCAACAACGTTTTTAACAACTTCATCTCTAAAGCCATAAGACTGTCTTACAGCAATACCGTTTTTACCGTCCATAATATCTCTGTCGCTCATATTAGTTATCTTTTACAAATGTTCCGTTAACCATTTTACCCGTGCGCATGCTGATAACTTTGTAAGCTTCTTGTATACACTCTTCGATAGGCACACCGCATAACTCAGCTAAATTAGTTAATACAACTACAGCGTCACCGATACCATCAATAATTTGTTCAGTGTCATCTTTAAGTATAGCTCTACCGATCTCGCCAGTCTCTTCCATTAGCTTAATGTATTGAGTTTTTGGATCGCCCTTGTCGTATAAACCGCGTTCATCAGCCCATTGTCTAATAAGTTCAAACATATTTTCTTCGCAGCCAGGCATTGTGCAATCTTCTACTTTTTTGATAATACTATTGTTGTCAAACCATCTAGCAAAAGCTTTGTTATACACGTAAGATCTGTCTTGTGTATACTGTGATGATTTAACATTATCCATTATCCATTTAATGGATTCCTTTGTGATCACCACGTGACCAGCAATTGTTTCCCATGACATACCTATATTATCCATAAGTCTGCCTTTTAGTTTATTGACTGGACATGGGAATGTCGTAGTCATTTCAGTTACGTTTATATCCATATTTTTTAATTCTATAAAATTGTTATTAAATAAATCCTTATACAGTTGTCGATCAACTCTATAGCCATGACGCTCTTGTAAATACAACTCACGCTTAGATATATAGTCTATATCATCAGACATCTCTAGTATTTCATATTCGTCTTCACTGTAGCCTTGTTGTTCTTCAACTCTATTTTTAATATTGTTTGTTACACCTATTTTTACACCCGGTATATGGTAAATTGCATACGTCATAAATGGTATTGTCTTTCGTTCATTACTGGTAGTTTATCATTATATAAATGCAGGTTATGTGCATAGTGATAGTATATACCAATCGGCAAATTAAGCTGATAAGCAACATACATTTGTAAGTTTGAAAACTGATACTGATCATTACAAAAGCCATACCAGAGATCATTAGATCGCATTAGAACAGACATATCAAGCTTGCCATGCAATATTGTAAACTGTACTGCGTATGTGCACGGTGTGTCGTTAGAATAATTAGTTATTTCTTTACCGTCATATATACTTATTGCTGCTTGTCTAGTTTCAGGATTAGCCTTCAACATCTTTATAACAAAGTCAAGTTGATCGTTACGCTTCCATTGATGTCCGTAGTTAGAGTTTACATAACCTTGACCATCAGCCATACGCTCCCATATTTGTGGAACCTTACCGTATATATCTCCAAGCTTTTTTATACTTGGATCACCAGATAAATACCACTGCCACTCAGCTTCGGCATACTCTACTGACCAGTTACGTTCAACTTTACTGTCTTTAATATCGTTTAAAGCAGGGTTTTCAATATAAAAACCAGCATTAAACAATGCTTTAGTGCCAGCAAAATCTACGCCATCACGGACTATACGCCAGTATATATCATGAAAGGCATCATTAGCCGTTTTAAAAGTATTTGTCATAATAGTATTTATAATATTCAATTTGTTTTTCTAATACTTCCTGTTTTTCAAAGTTAGGACTAAAATTAGATTTACCGTTAATAATTATTTCTATTTGAAAATCTCCTTTGCCTTTAAATGTTTGAGCTGGTATAACACAGCAAGCTATGCTATTGTTTATACACCAACTAATCATTTTAGACTCATGCTTTGATAAAGCTCTAAGCCCAGGTTTAAATGGTTTACGTTTAGCATAA